ATTAAACGAATAAAACCAGCTATAAAATATAGCGGTAGCCTCGTTCAGCAAGGATACGCCGAATCTTTGTATCACGGAATGTTGGTATGGGATACTGCTACAAAAACTTCAGAGTTCGTAACCATACCAAATGACATTTGTTATTACACTGTAGAAGTTGATAGTGGCAAGCATGCAGCAATTCCTGATGATTTGAAAGATAAAACTATACGACTTCGTATTAAATCTTTAAATACCGATGCAGCAGAGTTGAAAAAAGTTCTTGCTAAAATAAAAACTAAATTCAATATTGAAGAGTTTACCATACAAAAAATAAATGACTTCAGTACTAATAAAAATCGTGTACAAAAGATTAATATTGGCGATGTACGAGACATTGAATATCAAAATGAACTTATAGCAAAGTATCTGGAAAATAAATTTGCTTTGGACGATGATATGTTAGACGGAGTTCGTCACGTAAATCGTACAGTAAATACTAATTTACCTAAACTGGAATACAACAGAAATGTATCTTGGATACCAAAGCGATTTGAATTTTCAAATATGTTTTCTTATGGTGAAGACAATGTAATTGACTTTACTAACATGCAGGGCGTGTATGGTATATTTGCTCCGAACGCGTCAGGTAAATCTACATTGTTAGACGCTATTACTTTTTGCATATTTGACAAATGTGGCAGAACTTCAAATGCGGCGTCTGTATTAAACAATAAATCTAGTTCATTTAACTGCAAATTTAACTTTGAACTTGCTGGTAAAAACTATTTCATCGAAAAGAAAGGAGTTAAAGGAAGAGGTGACCACGTACGAGTTACAGTTAACTTTTACACTTTAGATGATTTAGGAAATGAAGAATCTTTAAATGGTAAAGAGCGTAGCGAAACCAATAAGCATATACGTAACATTTTAGGCACGTATGAAGACTTCGTGTTAACAGCGTTGTCAGTGCAAAACAACAATTCCGGTTTCATTGACATGGCTCAGAAAGATAGAAAAGATTTACTAGCTTCTTTCCTAGATATAAATGTCTTTGAACAGTTGTACAATGCAGCGAATGAAGATATTAAAGAAGTAGCTATTTTGTTAAAGGAATATCAAAGGCAAGACTTTGCTTCGAAACTGGCGCGGGCATGTACAGATATAGAAACTTACACAGCAGAACACAAAGATTATCAGTTAGATAAAAATGTTTTGGAAGCAAAGATTAAAAGTCTGGAAAGTGAGATATTACAGGTAACTTCTGAACTGATTCCAATAGATAAATACATAGAAGACATCAGTGTTTTAAACGCTGCAAAGACTCGTGCCGAACAAGAATTGACTGCGCTGAATTCAGATTTTGAATTGTCTACGAACCGATTAACTGCCATTGATAATAAGATTGTGGAGCTGACAACTTCTTTAGATTCTTACGATATTACAGACATTCAAAATAAAATTAACTCGCTGTCAGAATTGAAAGATGAAGAAAGAATATTGTATGCTCAGGTAGAGACTTTGAAGACTGAAGTTCGTCTCAAGCTTGAAAAAATGAAAAAGCTAGATGATTTGACTTACGATGAAAATTGTCCATATTGCATGGACAACGTGTTTGTAAAAGACGCCATCAATACCAAAGCTTCTATAGAGACGGACAAAGCAACTGCGTCTGCATTAGTAGAAAAGCTGTTGAGAGTAAAAGAATCTATTACAACATATTCTAAGTATACTGAACTTAAAGAAGCACATCAGAAACTTACACAAACCATACAACAAGCTAAAGTTACTAAAGGAACTATAGCAACTTCAGTACATCAAGCAGAATCGAAAATGCATCAGACAAAACTTAAACTGTCAGATGTGGAAAGAAAAATATCTGAATATCATACAAAAGAGTCTGCTATTGAATCCAATAAAAAACTTAAGATACAAATAGCTGACTTAACTAATGATTTAGAATTGAACAAAGAAGAGTTAGATAGACTTGTCAATTTAATTGTACAATGTCATTCACATATATTGTTAGCAGAAAAAATCAAATCTGATAGTGAAGATTCCATAGCTAAGTTAAAAGAATATGAGCAGCGATACAAATTCTATCAATATTATCTAGAAGCTGTTAATCGAGACGGCGTTCCATACGATTTAATAACTACCGCAGTTCCATACATTGAACAGGAAATCAACAACATTTTAACACAGTTAGTTGACTTTAATTTGATGTTGGAAATGGATGGTAAGAACATTAACTGTTACATTGTATATGACCAAGACAACTATTGGTCAATAGAATTGACATCTGGTATGGAAAAGTTCATTTCGTCGCTTGCTATACGAACTGCATTGATTAACATATCTTCATTGCCTAGACCAAATTTCTTGGCTATTGATGAAGGACTAGGAAATTTAGATTCGGAATTTTTAGTTGAATTTGGAAATTTATTAAATTATTTAGAAACGCAATTTACTTTCGTTGTAATGATTAGTCATATTGAAGCATCGCGTGATATGGTTAAAACATTAATAGAAATAACTAAATCTAATGGGTTTTCACATATTAACTTTCAATAGTTTTTTCAATAGTTTTTTCAATAGTTATATATTTATATTAGACAATGGGACGCAAAAAGAAATACCTTACGGAAGAAGATAAGAAATTAGCTCAGCAGCGTTGGGTTCGTGAGTATTATGCACGTAACAGAGAAAAATTAAATAAAAAAGCTAAAGATGGATACTATGAAAGAAACTGTAAATCCATATGATAGAAATGAGTTGATCACTTGCTTAGAATGTAATAAACAATTGCGGCAAATTACACAAAAACATTTAATTAAGTGTAGTGGCATTACAATTGAAATATATAAACAAAGGCATAGCAATTGTAAATTACGTACGGACTGGCATTCATTTAAAATCCAACAATTAAACTCAAAACATAAATCCGGTGCTTCTAATCCAATGAAAAATTTGGTACATTTAACTAAAATGAAAGAGTGCCAACTACTCGCAGTTCAGAAACAAGAATATCGAGATAAGGTTAGTAGACGCCAAAAATTATGTAATAACAACCCTAACTTTAGTAAGACATGGTTGGGTAGAAAACATAAAAAAGAAAGTATTGATAAAATGCGTAATACACAAATACTTCGCCGTGCTCGTAAGGGATTATCAAACAAATTTAAACCAAATTTTAATTTAGACGCATGCATTATTTTTGATATGATAGCAAAAATGACAAACACTTATATAATGCATGGAATGAATGGCGGCGAATACAATATTACAGAATTGGGGTATTGGGTAGACGGATATGATAAAGAAAATAATATTGTTTATGAGTTCGATGAACCTAGGCACTTTAACAAAGACGGTGCATTGAATGAACGTGATGTCGTACGACAAAAAAATATTGAAGATTATTTGCATTGTACATTTATACGATTAAATGAATCACACATTGAATCTATGAGAGATGTTGTTGATAAATTGATAGAAATCACCAAAACCAACGGAAGTTCGAAGATATCCTTTGAATAGATATTTATATAAAATAGATATCTTACATAATGGCTAAAAAGGAAGTAGTTTATCAAGGCCTTGCCGAATTACCAGTTATAATTGACGATACCTCTGTAAATTCTCCGGATTATTTTAGAGTAACTAAATTACCAACAGAATTTACAGCAGGTATCAATGTATTTGAATTTAAAGGAAATCCTTCTTTATTTCGAGAAGGTGTACATATATATGTCGAAGTTTTAGATTCTAACGGAGAACCAGTTTATTACGAAACTAATTTAGATTTAGAATCGGAAAGTCAATCCGCAATCATTTCAGTTTTTATTGATTCGGATACAAGGCCTGGTAATGGTACAATAGCTATTTGTAGTACAGCGTATAAAGATGCTGTTGGCAATAAATTACCTACTTCAAAAATTAACGTTAGATGGTCTTCGAAAATTTTCATAGATCCCTCTAAAAGGAATGCTTCGGAAATTGTATTCGGCGCATTGCCCGCAGTCACAATATTCGGTACTACTGGTTCATACACCAATTTAGGATATCCGGGCGGAAATAAGTTTGTTACGTCTGAGATACATAATCTACAGTATTTGTATCGTAACACGACTCCGTTATTAATAACGTCTTCTTTATCTACTACTGGATTTGATACAACTGCTTTAGGAGCATCAGTTAACATCACATACAACAATCTGACAGATAACAATCCAGTAGCGTTTGGAACTGTAAATACTTCTTCAGCATATACGTCTGTTATAACTGCAATTTCTAGCAGTGGAATTGCATTTTTATCCGATCCTATAGACTTTCCAGTTTACAATAGTAATTCTGTATATCAATTATCGTCTGCAACAGTTGTAACGGCGTCGATCGCATACGAGCAGTCAGCGTCGTTAAGCTCAGACGTTACACAAAATACACACAATTTAGTAATCGCATACTTTGCCGGTCTACAGCCGCAAATAGGCACTGTTAGTAAAATTCGCTCATATTATCGTTCAGCGGGGGTCGGAGAATATATATTTTCCAATGAAACGGATGTTACGGGCCAAGCACCTGAATATGGGTTCACTGCTGATGTGATATCCGCTTCTTTTGCAGTACATACTGTGCACAGGAATGACCATTTAGATTTCAAATTTGAATTTGTCAATCCGTACGGCTCAGTTTCTAAACAAGTAGTTGAATCCCTAAACAATTTATTTTTAGGAGGTAATACATACATCGGCGGAAAAGACAATCTTTTAACAGGTTCTTTATATGTAGCAGGTTCCACTGGAACTGGTGTAGAAATCACTGGAGAAGGAAACTCTGCAATGGTTCGGTCAATAGGATATACCGGATTCCATAACGCAGTGAGTGGTTCTGGTGCAGGAGGTTTTGTTATGTATTCAGGGTCTATTCAACCTGTATTAGGTTCATATGAAACATATACTGGGGTCGGGTTGGAACTTGTAGCTAATTCCAGTTCATACTTTAAATATCAAACGTCTGGATCGGGATTGTTAGATATACGTACATCAAATTTCTTTTTAGGTAATTCATCTTCATACATATCTGAAGTTAATGGGGCCATGACTATATACACTCCATACTTCACAGTTTCCACTGTAGGAGTTGTAACAGCATCTGCATTACATGTAGAAAAGTCATACACTGTTAACAGTATTGATTACAATGCTATTATGATTGATACCACACAAGGTATTTTAGATGCAAAAAATCTTGGAAGAAATTTATACAATTCAATGAACGAGTATGTTACGCAGTCTTTTATATCCGGCAGTACGTGGCAATATTTTCCCGGCCCAACTTTTGTATTTCAGGGACTTCCGAATGAGTTTCGATATACAGTATCTTATCAACAAAGATTACAGACAGGCGCCGGCACTTTTGGGACTTCTCTCTATCCTAGAAGTTTTTTAAGATTTAGACTGTATTCATGTAACTCTGGAAGTACAGGATATGATGATAGCAATTTTACTTTAGTATCTACAAATATTGAAACTGGGTCATATACATCTAGGGTTCCGGCGGGAATTATAGTTTACACTGGAAGTAATTCTATAAAAGATTATACATTTTCTGAAGATATAAATTTACTGGACAGAGGCATTGATTTGTCAGGTTCGTTAGCACAGTATCAAGGAAAACTGTTCAAAGGAGTTATAGATTTTGCAATTTCTACTAATAATATATCAGCATCTGGTTCAGTAACATCTTCATTTAAAAATATTTGTGTTAACGGTTCTCGTGGTATGAGTGGTATTTGGAATGGAGAATTCAGCCCTCCGGTAAATTTATTTCCATCACTTTAAATGTAATGAATTTCATCTGTTTATTTTACTATGAAAATAATTATTAATAAATAATCAATATTCATACAATGCCAAATACTGTTAAAGATTTATCAAACCAGTACGCATCACAATCATATCAGTCACTGACGCAGTATTCTAGCTCAGGTGTAATGTATGATGGTCTTGCAAATCCAATAACAAAAATTGTCGTAACATCTATTACGGCTTCGCTTAACGGTAACGCTTCTACAGCAACTACCGCATCTTATGCATTGAATTCTCCTGCGACGTCTGTAACACCCGGTGGGTCTACAACTTACATTCAATTTAATTCTAGTTCTGCTTTTGGAGGAGACCAAGCATTGACATTTAATACTGTTACCAAAGCATTTGTACACGGGGCTTCAAACTTCGCAGTTGGAAATTATTCACACGCTGTGGGACAAGGGTCTGTCGCGTCTGGATCGTATCAAACTGTTGTTGGCAAGTTTAATAAAAAGAACAACTCAGCTTCTTTATTTATTATAGGTAACGGCTCTAACGATTCTTCTAGAAGTGATTTGTTAATAGCAAATTCTTCAGGATTGATTGTTTCTGGAAATTTAATAGTTACTTCTGGAATAACAGGGTCTTTGTCAGGATTGTCAACATCAGCATCTTATGCAGTTAGCGCATCATACTCTGCAAAGTCTATGTCAAGTTCATATTCAGAGACATCGACATCAAGCTCATATTCATTAACAGCATCATACGCTGTCAATGTCCCTGCCAGTACAGCAGCTGGTTCAAACACCCATGTACAATTTAACTCAGCTTCTATATTGCAAGGTGATGTTGCTTTTACATTTGGACCTTTGACAAAGGGATTGGCGAATGGGTATGGTGTAGTAGCCATTGGAATATATTCACACGCTGAAGGAAGCAATACACAAGCAACTGGTTACTATTCACACGCCGAGGGCTCTGGCTCAACAACATCAGGCGACTATTCACACGCCGAAGGTAAAAATAACTTAGCATCCGGCAACTATTCTCATGCCGAAGGCGAGGCTGCAAGAGCTCAAGGAATTGGTTCGCATGTGGAAGGCTCGACTACATTAACTACCGGGGTTTTTGCACATGCTGAGGGGTATGCCACTTCTGGGTCTGGTAACTATTCACACGCCGAAGGATATGCTACACGAGGAACGGGAATTTCATCACACGCCGAAGGCTATCAAACCGTTGCAGGCGGCGGATATTCACACGCCGAAGGATATACTACACAAGCAATAGGAATTTCATCACACGCTGAAGGGTATCAAACCATTGCAACTGGTTACTATTCGCATGCGGAAGGAAGCAATACACAAGCAACTGGTTACTATTCACACGCCGAGGGCGCTGGCTCAACAACATCAGGCGACTATTCACACGCTGAAGGGAATGCTACACAAGCAATAGGTACCTATTCACACGCTGAAGGAAGTCAAAACATTGCGTCGGGTTCATATTCGTTTGCAGCAGGATATCAAAATACTGTAAACGCTGACGGCGCCGCTGCGTTTGGTTCTGTAAGTAATATTGGCTCGTCGGCTATCGGCTCGTTCTCAGCCGCAAACGGGGCTAGCATCTCAGGTTCTTACACCGCTGTTTTCGGAAGGTATAATACTAACGCATCCGGCTCCGGAGAACTAATAGTAGGTAATGGCATAGCTAGTGCAAGAAGTAATGCATTTAGGGTATCTTCTACCGGAGCCTGTTATTCAGGAACTACATTTAATAATGGGGGTGCTGACTATTCTGAATATTTTGAAGCTGACGGCTCGTGTAATACAATTAAAATTCCTACCGGAGTCGTAGTGGAGTTGAATGGATATAAAATACGTCCATGCACAGATAAGGCAAATGCTATAGGTGTAATTTCGTCGACACCGACTGTAGTAGGTAATAGCGATGGTGGTACCGGCGACGAGTGGGTAAATAAATATGAAAAAGACGTTTGGGGAAATTACATAATGGAAAGTTATTCGTACGAAGAGACTATTGGAATAGATAACAACGGCGCACCAGTGGTACGTACAGTAAATACAGTTCGTAAAAAGCTGAATCCGTTATACAATCCAGATGTTGTATATATTCCTAGAGAACAAAGACCTGAATGGAATGTAGTTGGTTTATTAGGTCAAATACGTGTACTTAAAAATCAGCCGATACCAGACCGTTGGATTTGGTTGAAAGATTTAAGTTCTGAAGTGGCATTATATTTAGTTAGATAATAAAATTTAAAATGATAAAAACAATAATCGCAGTATATCCGGGAAGGTTTCAGCCATTCGGGGCACATCATGCAGAAGCCTTTGGATGGCTTGAAAAACAATTTGGAATGGGTAAAACTTTCATAGTAACTTCTAATGCCGTAAACCCCCCAAAAAGTCCCTTTAACTTCGAAGAGAAAAAATCTATAATAAGCACCTATAAGCTAGGAGATAGGCTTGTATTGGTGAAGAATCCATATCAAGCGGAGGAGTTAATGAAGCGATACGATCCGGAAACTACAGCAGTTGTATTTATGGTAGGTAAAAAAGACATGGCTGAAGACCCCCGATTTGCAATGAAGCCGAAGAAAGACGGAAGTCCATCTTACTTCCAGCCATACGAATCAAATAAGAAAAATCTTGAAGGATACAAAAAACAAGGATATTTAATTGTCGCACCACACGTTTCAATTAACATTCCAGGATATGGAGAAATGTCGGGCACGCAAGTCAGAAAAGCACTCGGAGACAATTCAAAGTCGCGAGATGAAAAAGGAATTTTGTTTAAAGGTATATTTGGCTGGTCACCTAAAGATAATTCTAAATTAGCAGATATGATATTTGATAAATTAGAAGGGTTACACGAATCTTTGTTTTCAAAAACATGGTGGTCAAATTCATTGAATTTGCAAGAGGAAGATCCTTGTTGGACTGGATATAAACAATATGGTGTGAAAAAGAAAGGAAAGAAAACAGTTCCTAATTGTGTGCCAGTAGAAGAAGGATATATGGGAGCAAAGCAAACGGAAAAACACAATAAAAAATTGATTAAACTCAAAGATTTTTTAGAAAACAACACGGGCAAATCATTTGTATACGACTTCAATCAATTTCCAAAAACAGTATTCGGGGTTCCAATGGAAGATTTAATTGAATCTAGATTGTTAAAAGAGGGTGGTGCCGGGGGCCATATGCATCACCTTTTCAATATTGAATGGGTACATACTGGTAAAGACTTGGTGAAAGCTTTTCAAATGTCTGTTAACTATTTGGCAAAAGTTCCAGCGTCGGTTAAGATAGATGGCATCAATGCTTCTATTCGATTAATTACTTTAGATGGTAAAAAGACTTTTGTAATGGACAGAGGTTCTAACAAACCGCTGGATGTTAAAGGCATTACCAAAGCAGAGTTAGTAGATAGATTTGGGGAAGGTCATGGTATGATTAAAATAGGTGGCACTGTATTGGACATATTTAATGAATCTATACCAAAAATAAAACCAGCGTTAAATAAATTAGGACTTTGGGACAATCCAAACATTTTATTCAATATCGAGTATGTAGCGGGGTCGACCAATGTTCTGGCATACGATAAAAATTTCTTAGCAATACACGGCTTATTAGAAATTGAGCAAGTAACTCCGACCAGAAGAGCTACAAAAGAAATACCATTTAGTAAGACAGAAATGCAAGATTTGTTAACAAATTTAACACCTGTTGCAAAAACTAAAGGATATGAAGTTTTAGGCTCTGTGCCAACTAAATTAGAAGGTGTCCCAGACTTGTCAGGAGAGTTAAATAAGACTTATACAGTGCAATTCGGCGACCATGAAGAAACAAAGAAACTTTCACAATGGTTAGCAAAAGCAACTGTTCCGGAGGTTAATATTAAAACTAAAGATGGCAAAACTATTTCAGCTTTATCTAAAGAAGTTTTAACTAAAATTTTAAGCGGGACTCCATTATCTGATTTTATCACAAATCCTAAAGACTATCAAGCAGCTGTAGATGGTTTTGTGATTTATCTGGCTACTATGAAGTTAGGTGATGCAATACTAGCTAAACTTTCCTCGCCGTTAGGCCCGGTATCTAAACATGAAGGAGTTGTAATCAGAGATAAAAAGATTTCTAAAGATCCGTTTAAAATTACCGGTGCCTTTATATTAAGTGGGCTAGCAAGTTCTTTTAACAAGTAATATTTATTAATAAAGAAATTATGTCTACGAAGTTACGTAATATTGACGCCATCAAAAAAATGTTGGATGGACAGCACAAAAGCCAATCCAAAAAGTCAATTGGTTATCAAAAAACAGTTGAGAAAACTACTAGAGAAGTAGGAGAGACTTGGGTTGATGTTCATGGTGCTGAATGGGTTCAGAAAGAAGGGTTCAAAATTAAAAAAGGAAAATTGGATGAAATCAGAGCTTTAATAGAAGCTAGGAAAATGCCAGTTAAGTGTCCTAAATGCAATGCGCCAATGGTTAAAAGACTTGACAAAAAGTTTTGGGTTTTAGAAAAACATTGCTTTGATTGTCAAGTAGCATTTGAACATAACTTACGTATTGAAGGTAAATACGAAGCTTATGAAAAAGAAAGAATTTTGAAAAATGCAGAATCTTGGTTAAAGGACGCTGAGCAAGAAGCAATGGAAATTGTAGCAGCGATGAGAAATCCAGTTACCTATTCCGATGTGGAAGGAAATATTGAAACGTGGTCAGGCGGTCGTTCTCCGGATGAAATTGCGGATAAAATAGCAGCAGACTTTAAAAAGTTTAAAGAAGATTTCATAAATAAATTAAAACAAGAACTAGCTAATGATAAAGCTTAAAGACCTTTTAAAAGAAGGTAAGGAAACTAAAGAACCTGTTAGACAAGATGATTTAGCTTCGGTAACTGCCGACGTAACAAAATACTTTGAATCAAATAAAAAGTCTTTTGAAAAACTTGCTGATGAAAATGATTGGGACGCTTTCTATGAAAAGGCTTATGATAAATTTCCAGATGCAGACCAAGACGACGTCGCACAGGCTTTGAACAAAGCAATGTTATCTGCAGGATGGGTTGAAAACGAGACTCCTGAAGTAACTGAAAAAGATTTAGAATATAAAGCTTTTGGAGATAAAAAGAATTTAGGTAAAGGGATTAAAATGGGAGATTACGATAAAAAGAGTAAAGCTCCTAAAGACGTTAAACCGGAAATTTCTGCGCCGCTTGACAAAATGAAATTTGACAAGTTAAAAAAAAAGGTAACTGAGAGCTCTGACTGTAATTGTTTACATGAAGAAATTTTAGAAGAAGCTGAATACCACGGAAGAAAAGTTACTTTGAACAAACCATTTTTAACGCCGGGAGGTCCTAGAAAGCGTGCAGTGTACGTTAAAAATGAAAAAGGCAATGTAGTGAAAGTAGGATTTGGCGATCCAAATATGCGCATTAAAAAAAATAGTCCTTCGCACAGAAAGTCATTCAGAGCGAGACATCATTGTGAAGATCCAGGACCACATTGGAAGGCTAGGTATTGGTCATGTAAAGCATGGTAGATATGAGATACATTATATACAAAATTACTAATACTATAAACAATCGATATTATATTGGCAGACATGCCACTACAAATATTGATGACGGGTATATGGGCAGTGGTAAAGCAATAATCAATGCTATTAAAAAGTATGGCAAAGATTCTTTTAAAAAAGAAATATTAGCAGAGGCTACGTCACCTGAAGAATTATGGGATTTAGAAAAATGTATAGTTAATGAGTCTGTAGTCACTGACCCACTTTCGTATAATATGGCATATGGCGGTCGTAATTATCTAGATGGATTAAAAAAGTACGATTCGGAAAAGTTTTTTCAACATCAATCAGACGCTGGAAAAATAGGAGGTATAAAAAGTGTTTCGTTACACAAAGAAAAATTTCCGAACAATGAATGGCATCACAGAGGAGCGATAGCATCTATATTGTCTAGGCGTAATAATCCAAAATTTAGGTACGAAGTAATTTCAAATAACATGCGTTATTTAGTTACAAGAGATGAGCTAATAATATTATGTAAAAATCAAAATTGGAATTATAGTACGTTAACATGGAATTTAACGTACGTAAAAGAAAAAATAATTAAGCGTGGACCGCTAAAGGGATTTTTTATAAAAATGATTGAACAATAAAATTTCAGTAAAATTCATTACTTATGGTATTAGTTCATATATTAACGCATGTAATTGCAATGTGTATTGGAATAATGGTATGTAGAAAATTCCTGACAGGAGTTGCTTTTTTTACAGAGTATGAGCTGATAACCATATCGCAAAAAATTAAACGTTCTCGAATATCCGAGGACTTGCAATTTGAATTAATCAACTACTTGGCGTGCGAAGATAAGAAATATTTTGAAATGTCAGCGGTGCTTAAAAATATAATCAACGAATAATAGTTTAAATATGTTAAAACTTAAAAATTTACTGCGCGAAGCTGCAGCTTCTGATATTGAAACTTTAGTGACTAAAGTTAAAAATTACGATGAGTTTGTGTCTAAGCTAGGAGATTTAGCTAAAGATCCAAAAATACAATCTTTTATTAAATCTGGCAAGGGTGACGGCAGTTTAGATGATGATAAAATAGACGCAGTTTCTAAAAACATTTTAGTTACCAAACTTCGTCCAACACAAAATGAAATTGACGTTGATAAAAGCTTGATGTATCCATTAACAAAGCCAGATGCGTTGCAAAATTGTTTAGGGAAAACTCCCATCACTATTAAAGCTCCCATTGTAACTTACAACAGTAAATATATAATTGATGGACATCATAGATGGAGTCAGGTATATTCTATGAATCCCAATGCTGTTATGACAGCGATAGATTTAGAAGGCCCTGAAATGAATCCTATTGATATTTTAAAGATAGTTCAGTTATCAATAGCAGGTGATATAGGAGCTGTACCGACTGCGGTTGTTAAAGGCAGAAATTTACTTAAAGCAGATGGAAAGTTCATCGGTGATTATGTAGTTAAAAACATCACAGATGACTGTGTAAAAGTATTTAAAAGGAATCGTTCAAAGACATTGTCAACGGCAACTCCAGAATTGATTGCGGGAAAAATTGTAGTTCCAAATGTAATGGACATGCAAAAAACTTCGCAACCTGTTCCAGGAGCACCTTCAAGAAACGTAATGCCGCAAACAGACGACGCCCCTGATGCGATTAAAAATATTGCAAAGGGAGTTGTAAATTATAATAAACCATACCAATACGAATCAAAAATAATTAAAATGATAAAATTAATTGATTTATTAAAGGAAGATGAAGCTCCTAAGTGTCCTATAGCCACACAAAATGTTGAAGTAAATTTAAAACATCGTCAAATAGCTATTGACAAGTATGGATACGGTCCATTAAACCCTAACAATCCAAATATTAAATTTTGGAAAGAAAAAGCTAGAATTTGGAAGCTGGCCACTATAGAAGAAGCAAAGTCTGCTAGATGTAACAGTTGTGCAGCATTCAATATCACTACTAGAATTTTAAATTGTATCGGCGCGGGGCTATCTGCTGAAGAAAAATCAGTGGAACCTCGACAAAGTGAACCAAATACGCATACACAAAGAAATCCGGGCCCACCTGTAGAAGAAAATTTAATTTCAGAAATAACTACTTTAGGACTTTCGGGTATTAAAAGATTTGCTGTTAAACACGGATTTTCAGTTAAAACTAAAACGTCGGGTGGTCGAGTACCTTACGCCACGCTAACTAAAGATGGTAAATCTTTTGGACCGTTTGACCCGACAATTACTACATTAGCCAGTTTACAGAAACGAGTTGGTATTGTAACTGAAGATGAAATACCTGAACAACCGGAGCCAGAAACAGATGACACTGAAAATGTAGGTGAACAAGATGCGTGGGAAACTATAGAAGCTGGTAAGTTAGGTTATTGTATAATGCACAAATTCAAATGTTCGGGTTCTAGGACGTGTAACGCTTGGATTGAAGGCGGTCCTGTAAAAGATAAATAATTATGCCATTAAACGTTCCAGTATTAATTTCGGATATACAATTAGTTTTAAAAGCTCAAGGGCCGCCGCCGCCAGATCCCGCTGCAGCCGCGGTCTTGGAAGCTTCGCAATTAAAACTAGCTACTGGGTTAGCAAATGCTATCAACAAATTTGTTTTATCAGCCAACCCAATACCAGTAGTCACATCGGCTGGCGCCGGCACGGCTACGATTTCTTAAGTTATTTACTGTCTTAATATTTATTAATATAAAAGACAGTGAATAACTTATGGAAACACTAACAAACAAAACAGCGATTTTAAAATCAGCATTCCCATACATAATAATTGCAATAATGGCAATTGTTATTTTCATGCAAAGGTCTTGCTACTCACCAACGCCCCCAGCTCCGTCAAAAACTTCAGTAGTTAACATCAATGGGCAGAAATTTGATGTTCAAAAACAAACTACTGACACACAATGGATGTCGACACCTCCACAAATTGTAATTCGCCCAGGTAAAGTAATTCACAAAGACAGTATTGTATATGTAGAAATTCCTCCATGTGATGATACATTGGCAATATTGGAAGACTACTTTGCAAAGAAAATATATTCAGACACTTTACGATTAAAAGATTCTTTAGGATATATAGCTGTTCAAGATACATTGAATCGAAATGAAATCTTAACAAGGATTTGGGATGCACATATCAATACAATGAAAATCACTGATACATTTTATTTATCTACTAGGCCAAGAACACAGTGGTATTTTGGAGGGTTGATAGGAGCTATGAGACCAAATACAACAATGGCAGGTGCAAGCTTGTTAGTTAAAAATAAAAGAGACTGTATATACAGTTTAAACGCTGGGTACACTTCCAATCTAAATTTATTTGTACAAGGCACCGTTTTTTGGAAAATCAAATTTAAAAAATAGGTTATGGCGAATCAAACACAAAAGTCTTTAAAAGAAATCATCAAAGACGAGTATAAAAAATGTGTACAAGACCCGGCACATTTCATGAAAAAGTATTGTCAAATACAACATCCACAAAAAGGAAAAATACCATTTCATTTATATAAATTTCAAGAGCAAGTATTACATGATTTGCGTGATCATGACTATAATATTATATTAAAGTCTAGACAGTTAGGTATATCAACACTATCCGCGGGGTATGCTCTTTGGTTAATGACCTTTTTTGGTGATAAGAACATTTTAGTTATCGCAACTAAACAAGATGTAGCAAAAAATCTAGTTACAAAAGTAAAAGTGATGTATGAGAACTTACCCTCGTGGCTTAAGTTACCAGCAGTAGAAGATAATAAATTATCACTTCGTCTTAATAATGGTTCACAAATTAAAGCAACTTCTTCTTCAGGCGACTCAGGTCGTTCTGAAGCATTGTCTTTGTTAATTATAGATGAGTGTTGTGAGTATAACACTAACATAACAATCAAAAGTCGTATTACCGGAGAGTGTGAAACAATTAAAATTGGGGAGTTATATAAACGTTTAGAAAATTTATCTTAGCCATATTTATTTTAAATATGCAATAATATGGATTTATCAGTTTTATACAATTCTAACGGAGACTTAATCGCTGGGATTGAAAATATTCAATTTTATAGAGATAAAGGAATATTACATGTATATGAATATATAATGCTGAATACTATGTTTTTAGACTCTGCGACTACATCGATTAAAGAACGTATTTTTTATATATTTAATGATTTAACAGAATTACAACTATGTCCACATTGTTGTATTAATAAACGTAAATATCAAGCAAACAAAAAATCGTTAACGAATACTTGCGGAAGTGATGTTTGTAAAAAATCAAAAATACATCGCCGAGATACATCGCACTTATATATAAGTAAAGAATGTCAGTGCGGAAATACATTTAAAGTTTCTATAAAATCAGGAATGAATAAACAGTATTGTACCAGAAAATGCTACACATCGTTTCGTAATTACAGACACTCCTTTGATACAATATTGAAAATACGGGAATCCAATAAACGTACACATTCTGATCCAATATGGAGACTATCTATGAAGGAGATATATGAACAGTCCCATAAAAAAATTTCCGAAACTATGAAGACTAAAATTCTAGACGGTACTTTTACGCCATGTATTACAAATTCTTATACTCGATGGACTGCAGCCGTGTGTATTAATGGGAAAAATAAAAAGTTTCGAAGCTTTTGGGAAGCTACATTTTATTTATTGACACCGGGATTGGAATTTGAAAAAATACGTATACCATATATATTAGATAATCAATCACATTCATATATTGTTGATTTTGTCGATGAAAAAAATAAAATTTTATATGAAATTAAGCCAAAATCTACAAAAGATTCTGAATTGAATCAGTTAAAGTTTCAGTACGCTACTATGTGGGCAAAAGATAATGGATATTCATTTGTTGTTATTTCCGATGACTGGTTTCATAACAATGTTAACAGACTTGATTTTAATGAGCATCCTCAGTTATATAATTCAATGAAACAATTTTTATGAGTAATATAGTAAAAAATATAGAATATGATATTCTAACTCCGTCGGGGTATTCAAATTTCAAAGGAATATCCATGAAAGAAGTCGGTGTATTATTTAATATTGAGTTCAGTGACGGATCAAATTTGAGTTGTACAGAAAATCATTTAATAAAACTCACAAATACTGATTTTCTTGAGGCATGCCATTTACAAATAGGAGATGAACTAGAAAATGGAGTATTAGTTGAGAATATATCATATGAAATTGGAAAATTTTATGTTTTTGATCCGATCGATGTTGAAATGTATAACGAATATTACAGTAACTCTGTTATAAGTCATAATTGTGCGTTCATACCAAATGTGGAAGACATATGGATATCGTCGCAACAAACTTTAGCAACGGGTGGTGGAGCAATTATATTATCAACTCCGAATGGAGTCGGTAACTTTTTTCACCAACTGTGGGTAGAGTCGGAATCTAAAACAAATTCCAGGTTTCATCAAATTAAACTTCCATGGACTGTACATCCTGACAGAGACCAATCTTGGAGAGATAAACAAGATGATTTATTAGGTATACGTGGAGCTCGTCAAGAATGTGATGCGTCATTTGAAGGCACAGGTCACACAGTTATAGAGGGAGAGTTATTAGCTTGGTATAGAAAGACTACTGTACAAGATCCTATCAGTAAACAAGGATTTGATGGTAATTTATGGATTTGGGAACATCCTGATTACACAAAGGATTATATAGTAGTAGCTGACGTTGCACGTGGTGATGGGGGTGACTATTCAGGTGCACACGTTCTAGATGTAGAATCTATGGTTCAAGTCGCTGAATATAAAGGGCAGATATCACCGAAGGATTACGGCAACTTACTAGTTAATTTAGCTACACAGTATAATGACGCTCTGTTAGTAATAGAAAATGCAAATATCGGATGGACTACTATACAAGTAGCCATTGACAGGGGATATAAAAATTTGTATTACTCTACTAAAGATTCTTCAGTTTCAGACGTTTCACAACAATTATCTAGATATGTAGACTTAAAAGATACCTCGCAGATGGTAGCTGGGTTTACAACTTCTTCTCGTACAAGACCATTAGTAATTTCCAAATTAGATACATACATGCGAGAGCGAACTCCTGTAATACGTAGTTCTAGGTTGATGGATGAATTAGATGTATTTATTTGGAACGGGTCTAAGGCAGAAGCCATGAGAGGTTACAATGACGACTTGGTAATGTCGTTTTGCATCGCACTTTGGATTCGAGATACCGCTTTACGCTTGCGCCAGCAAGGCATAGAAGTTCAAAGAAAAACTTTGGATTATTTTGGAAAAAGCTCAGGAGTTTACAACGGTCGTTCAGGAATGTTAAAAGATTCTGGATGGAGCATGAATGTGAAGAATAATGGAAAAGGAAATATCGGAGTTGAAGATTTAACGTGGCTTTTATAATTCTAAAAGTATTTTTCTAAAAGTTTTATATTTATTAGTGAAATGGGACGAAAAAAGAAATACCTTACACATGAAGAGAAGCTAGAGGCGCAGCGTGTATGGAATAAAAAGTTCTACGAAAGTAACAAAGATAAATTGAATAAAGCTTCAATGGAAAAATACTATGAATTACGAAAAAATTTACAATCAAATAGTTGAGAGAGCGCGTACAGCGAGTCGTCAAAAGCTTTGCAAAAATAATAAAGAGTATGTTTATTATGAAGAGCACCACATCATTCCTAAATGTATAGGCGGTTCAGACGATAAAGTAAATTTAGTATTATTAACTGCTAGAGAACATTTTATTTGTCATTGGTTATTAATTAGAATACACATAACTAATGATAAACTCGCCTATGCATTTTTTTCTATGTGCAATAAAAAAAGTAAACGACATTTATATTATACACCTTCCAGCAGAATGTATCAAGAATCTAAAGAAACGTTTTCTAATTTAAGAACTGGATTTTCTCACACAACATCTACAAAGGCTAAGATGTCTGAATCTAAAAAAGGATTTAAACACTCCGATGATGTTAAAAAGCGAATTTCTGACGCGCTGCGTGGAAGAGCTACTCCCGATGATGTAAAATTAAAAATATCAGAATCGAAGAAAGGAAAAGTTTCTCATAGAAGAGGAAAGCAATTGTCAGAAGATGTAAAAAATAAGATGAAGCTAGCTAAAATACAATATTGGGCAGATAGAAAAAAATCAGAAAATTCGTAAAATTCAATGGTTATTATAATTCTAGATATTTATTAATAAACTTATAACAAAATTATGGCAGACAAAACACTCTACGGCCGATTAAAACGATTGTTTAACAACAACGTGGTAGTTCGCAAGGTCGGAAAGGAAAAGTTACGTGTAGTGGATAACGACCACTTGCAATCTTTAGGAAATGCTCACAACTCAAAGTTTGTGGATCGTTTCACGAGATTACATGGTGTTAGACCTAACTCATTGAATACATTCAATCCAAATTACAATTACTTTTCTTCAAAGACAGAACTGTATACAGACTATGAAGTAATGGACCAAGATTCGATTATTGCAACTTGTTTAGACATTTATGCAGACGAAGTTGTACTTAAAGATGACTTTGGCGATGTATTACGTATTACATCAAATAATGAAAATATTAAAAAGATACTACATAATTTATTTTATGATGTATTGAATATTGAATTCAACTTATGGCCCTGGGTTCGTAACATGTGTAAATACGGCGATCTCTTCTTACATCTCGATATACAGGAAGATATTGGCATCGTAAATGTTACTCCAATGTCAGCATATGAAATTATACGTGAAGAAGGTATGAATATTAACAATCCATACCACGTACAATTCAAACAGTTAGGAGGAGGTAACATCATATATGAAAACTTTGAAATTGCACACTTCCGTTTATTAACAGACTCCAACTTCCTTCCTTACGGCCGTTCAATTATTGAGCCAGCTCGTAAAGTTTGGAAACAGTTAACGTTGATGGAAGACGCGATGTTGATACATCGTATTATGCGCGCGCCTGAAAAGCGTATATTTAAAATAGACGTTGGTAATATACCGCCAAATGAAGTTGACAGCTACATGCAGCGTATTATTAATCAAATGAAAAAGACGCCATATGTTGACGAACAAACGGGTGAGTATAATCTTAAGTTCAATATGATGAACATGTTGGAAGATTATTTCTTACCAGTAAGGGGTGGTCAGTCAGGTACTTCGATAGAATCTTTAGCTGGTATGCAATATCAAAGTATTGAGGACATCAATTACTTAAAAGAAAAGATGACTGCTGCTATGAAAGTTCCTACAGCATTCATTGGTTACAATGGAGAGTCTGCAGGCAAAGGAATGTTAGCTGCACAGGACGTACGTTTTGCTAGAACTGTAGAAAGAGTTCAAAGAATTGTAATTTCGGAACTTTATAAAATAGCTATAGTACACTTATTCTCCCAGGGATATACAGACGCTGAATTGTTAGACTTTGAGTTGACAATGACTTCTCCGTCCACAATTTACGAGCAAGAGAAATTGACTTTATACACTACCAAAGTACAATTGGCTGGTGATATGATTGAAAAGAAGTTGGCTCCTAGAAAATGGATTTATGAAAATATATTCAATTTCGATTCTTCACAAATTGATGAATTTGAAGCTAACTTAATTGAAGACCAAAAAGATACTTGGAGAATGACTAAGATATCTGAAGAAGGTGAAGATCCTGCCGATCCTAGAAATCAAGAGCCGGAAGAGTCTGAGGGAGTAGAAGAAAAAAAGGGTGGTGAGTCTAAAGGTGAAGAGAAAAAAGCTCCGGGTGGAAAAGAAAATCCATTTGAAGAAGGCGTTGACACTAAATTAGTTGACGCATACGACAAGCGTAGAAGCAAAGACAGAAAAAAACCAGAAGTTCCAGATGGTGGCTGGCCAGGTGCTGGTAGACCAAAAGAAGGTATAAAGTACAATTCACATGAACATCCTAGAGGCTACGATCCTATAGGAAGAGTAGCTTGGAGCAATGCCCGTAACAATTCTAGAAACGAGTCTATTGCAGACTCACTTAAGAAACATGGACTGCAAACAGCTAGATCAAAAAAAGCTAGTAAGAAATTAATTAAAGAAACTAGCATGTTGGATGAGTCAAATATTATCCAAGAAGAAATCTAAAAGATTAAATTGTATATATTTATTATTAAAGAAAACAGTCTGGATGAAAAGTTTAAAACACTCAAAGTTTAAAAATACTGGCGTTCTGTTCGAGCTGCTCGTTAGACAAGTTACGTCAGATACTTTGAACAATGTAGATTCAAAGGCAATACCTATTATTAAGAAGTACTTTACTAAATCTACGGAATTATCTAAAGAACTTAATTTGTATCAAACCCTTGTAAAAGAAAAGTTTTCTAAAGAGGAAAAAGCAAATCACTTAATTGATGCGGTATTAACAGCAAAAAGTCAGTTAAATCAGTCTATACTTAATAGACAAAAATACAATTTGATTAAAGAAATCAAAAATACTTTTGTATTGGAAGAATTTTTCAAATCAAAAGTAAACAATTACAAGACTTTAGCAGCTATATATAAAATGTTTGAATTTACTATAGCAGACAATCCAGTAGAATCTGTTAATAATAGATACACTTTAGTAGAGCATATAACCCAAACTTCGGTAAAAAAGAGCAATGAGTTAAATGAAATGTCTGAGTTTGTAAAACAAGACAAAGACGTTCGTTTATTGTCATATAAGATTTTAGTTGACAAATTCAATGAAAAGTATTCAAACTTAAATGAAGGTCAGAAATCTCTTTTAAGACAGTATATCAACACTGTATCTGAAGGTACAGAGATTAAAGAGTTTGTATCTAAAGAAGTTATTAAACTTCAAAAAGAGTTAAAAACTTTAAATTCGAAAATCAGTGATAAAGTCGTTAAAATTAAATTGACAGAAGTTATCAACTTATTAAATGAAATTTCTACAGCTAAGTCACTTAAAGATAATCACATTTTAAGTTTGTTACGTTATCACGAATTAGTAAAAGAACTTAAAAAAGTATAACAATGGCAGCAGCAGTAGTAAACGGCCCTTATAATTCCCCATCAGTTCCATATCACCAACAAGGTGCCCTGTACAATAAAACAATACGTGTTACTGGATCGATGAACAATCCATTAACACTAACTGGTAGTTATGCAAATAACTCTGGCTTTATAGTATTCAATACCGGCAGCGTGTTCTTAACAGGTTTCAATGGCACTGCGTATGTAGGTGCCGATTTTCATCAGACAGGTGTGAATCACGTAATTTATCCAATAGGACTATCGTATGTGTCTTGTTCATCAGGCGGAGATATTTCTGTATTATACTCATCGTAAAAATTATTTATGAGAAAATCATATTTAGATACATTTAGAAAATATCAACTCAGCGAATCTGTAGAGTTTGAAGACAATACCAATTTGGTAGATGACAACGCTGAAGATCCGATGGTGGGCGATGAAGATGATTTAGATGAAATGTCTACGTCTGCAGGGGCTGGCCCATATAACACTCCAAACGCTTTCGGTAAAGTTTCAAATGATACTGTCGAAATCTTAGGTTATAAGAAAGTCAAAGACAAACATAGAAACGAATCTACATATAGAAAGATTTCAGAAGAAATGTTTTTAAGTGAAGCTTCGTATCATGCATATAAAAAAGATCCAACATCAACACCTAAACAAAAAGTAAATCAGTCTATAACTGAAATACATCGTAAACTACGTGAGATTGAAAAAGTAGTAAATCATAATGTACGTTTAAAACAAGAGGCAGGTGTTAATAACAGCCAATACTGGAAGTCGTCGCGTGAAAATCTTACTAAAATCAGTGAGCGTTTATTGAGGGTTTCTAAACAATTAAAAGAGCTAGCAGCATAATATGAACAAGAAATTAATTATAGACTGTATATCGTTTAACATCACTCCGGAGATGATTAACGAGTCCATGGACAAGAATAACGGTAGATTAATAGTCAAAGGCGTATTGCAAAGAGCAGCCGCTACTAACCATAATGGAAGAGTCTATCCTAAAGAAATTTTGATGCGTGAAGCAAAGAAATATTCGGACATTAATATTAAAGAAAGAAGAGCGTTGGGAGAGTTAGATCACCCGGATTCTACAGTGGTAAATTTAAACAATGTATCACATAATATTGTAGAGATGCATTGGGATGGTAACGACTTGGTCGGGACTGTAGAAGTTTTATCTACTCCGTCGGGAAATATACTTAAAGAACTTTTTAAATGTGGAATCAAATTAGGTATTTCATCAAGAGGTTTAGGTTCTGTTAAACAGCTAGGAGAGGATCGAGTAGAAGTTCAAGACGACTTTGAATTAATTGCTTTTGACTTTGTGTCAAACCCATCGACACATGGGGCATTTCTTAAACCAATACACGAGTCAGCTAACAGAGGATTGCTTTCACCAGCATTGAAATATGAAAGAGTTAACCGTTTAATTACGGATATTTTATCAGATATAAAATAACATAGTATATGACTTTAGAAGATGCATATAAAATTAGTAAGGACAATATACGTCCATCTAAGTATTCAGAGAAGACTATATTCAATGTAGACCATTCCAGGCTGAACATTGACCGTATACCATCCAAATACAACACTGCCGGTGTTTTAGGTAATGGAAAAGATTCTTCCAAATTAAACATAGACTTTATACCGAAAAAATATCATGGGTAATTTATCACTGAAAAATATAATGTCGGGAAGAATGACTGAAGATATATCAGAACCTTCTGACCAAATAATGAAAGGAGCTATGCTTCTTTTAAAACAGTCTACAGGTCTGAATCCAGCATTTCCAACTTTCAAAGGAAAAAATAAACGTACTAATTCAGCATTGTATGAATCTTCATTGTCTAAGGAAATACGTACATCATTAATGAAAATTTTATTCACTGACATTAATTTAAGAATTACTGTACGTGAATTGGAAAATGTGATTGGCGGATATAGCTTTGACTTTACAATCGGAACCAATTTAACTGATGGAACTACAGATATTATACCTGTAGGGACTATCAATTTCAAAGACAACAAGTACTACGCAAAATTTAATTAAAATGCCATATACATTTAAAAAAGTAGGTGACAAATATGCAGTGTACAAAAAAGACACGGGTAAGTTGGTTGGTAAAACTAAAGGCACAAAAGAAGCTTTGAGAAAATACTTAGCAGCACTTCATATACACGCAGAGTCAATAAACACAGATATGAAAACAAACGGTAAAATTAAATTAGCTTCATTGGTTAAATTAACTGAGTCAGAAGCTTCGAAAGAAAGAATGAGCAGTACTCAGAAAAAGGCTTTTTTAGAAGCAGTATATCGGTTTGCTGAACATGCTAATGATATATACAGAAAGCATTCGCTTCGAGAAACTTCTAAATATTTAGGAGAATTGATTGAAGCAGCATCTAAATTAACATTGTCTGAGACTGAAGATTGGTTTGATAGTGCGACAGTAGGTCGTCACATGAAACATTTAAGTGAAGCACATAAAATATTTGAAAAAACTTCTCACGAAATTGAAACGCTTCAACAGCGTTTAGAATCTTGCTACGAGGACATTGGTTCTACTTTGAACAAGTATTATGATATTGGTGGAATGGTAAATGAAGCTTCAGACTCTCATGTTGCTGGACCCACAGACTATCAAAGATTTTTTCAAAAAGCTATGAAGAAATTCAATGTTCAAGAGCCAGGTGATTTAGGTGATGAAAGAGATAAAAGGAAATTCTTCAATTGGGTTGATAAAAATTACAATTCAAGTAAAGAGCCAGGTAAAGACGGTGAAAAGAAAAAGGAAGAAGAAACTAAGAAAGAACCTAAAAAAGAAAAATAATGAAACTGAAATCTATATTATTAGAAGCTGAAATGGACCAAATTGAAAAAACTTTGAACCAAGCGTTCGGTGATGCGCTTCGTGACTTAACAAACAGCGCTAAGTCACAGGCCGGCGAATTGAAAGTCGACACTTCTTCTGTAGAGGAAGGTCAGTTGGATGAGGCGATAGGCGCCATGGCTATTATAGGAGTTTTATTAGCAATGCCTAGAGTAGTAGAGTTAATGGCTAAGCCTATATCAAAGTTCATTAAATTGTCTAGAAAACTTTTAAAATCTAAATCTGTACAAGAAGAGAAAGCAGTTGCTGAAGCTATAATTGAATTTGCGCATAAATGGCACCATGCATACGTTAAAACAATTAAATGGATTTTAAACGCATCGGGAACATTTAAAAAGGCTGGTATTACCACTGAAGATCAAAAAGAAAAAGCTGCTAACCTAGTTTACTATATTATCATTGCTACATTAGCAGTTACATCAGGCTTAGAATCAATTCACGCTTTTAAAGAACTTGCCCACGCTGGTTTTGAAACTGGCACGCTGTCCATGGCAGCTTTAGAGTCTGCATTGGTCAGTCTTAAAACGCAAGAAGTTGCTAAATTTGTTAAGAAATTAATTGCATAAAATTTTTAAAAATATTTTTTACAAATGGAAGTGTTTTGATACACACTTACATATTTATTTTTGAAACGCACAATACCTTGTGACACATTCTACTTATACAAGGTGCATACAATATTCTATTCTATTAAGATTTCTAATAATCTTACTTCCGATTTAAACAATAAGAGGACAAATGAAAGATCTTTTAAAAGAAGCTATCGCTGACGCAAAGGCGGTAAGAGACACTGCTCTAGCTAACGCTAAAATTGCTCTAGAAGAAGCTTTTACTCCAAGACTACATTCTATGTTGTCTGCTAAATTAGCTGAGGAGATGGACGATGAATCTGACGAACACCCTGGTGATGGTCACGATGATATGCCAGAAACTTCAGAAACGCACGACGAACACCACATGGAAGATGACGGTACCGACAGTATGAGCGACCCTAAGGAAATGGAAGAAGGCGATGAATGGGGTGAAAGAGATGGCGGCGATGAACCGGACCATTCAATGGACGGCGAACATTATGAAACAGGAATGGGCGGCGACGAAGATGATGATTTAGATTTAAACGAAATCATCAAAGAATTAGAAATGGATGAAGATTTGGAGTCTTCAGAAATTGGAACTGGTAACAACAAAGTAAGAGATTATGACTCTGCTGATGAAGAAGTTACTGACGACCTATTTGCAGAAGATGACGATATGGATTCAGAAATGGATGAAGATATCGACATCAATGAAATTATCCGTTCGTTACGTGAAGAAGAAGACGAAGATGTTCCGGCTGAAAAAGAAGAAGAACCTGCAAGTTCTGAAGATTTAGAAGAAGCTTACAACGTTATTCGTTTCTTAAAAGACAAAATCAACGAGGTTAATTTGTTAAATGCTAAACTTCTTTATTCAAACAAATTGTTCCGTAACTTCATCCTTAATGAAGGTCAGAAAATGAAAGTTATTGAAAACTTTGACAGGGCATACAGTTTGCGCGAAGTTAAATTAGTTTACTCTACTTTAGCAGAAGGCTTTAAAATGCCATCAACTAAGAAGATAGTAAAAGAATCATTTGCATCGAAGCCAGTCGCTTCTACTAAACCAGCAAAGCAAGTGATATCAGAAGGCGCGGACTTAGCAGCTCGTTTCCAGAAGTTAGCAGGTTTGAAAAAGTAATTTATTAATAACGAAAAACACATTTAAGAATGTCATTACAAACAATTTTAAACGAAAGCAATTCGACTCTCCGCAGACAAATGGATGAGACGAAAGCACTTGTTTCTAAGTGGAACAAGACAGGCTTGTTAGAAGGCATTGATAGCGAATACGAAAGACACGGTATGGCTATCATGCTTGAAAACCAAGCAAAGCAGTTAGTAACAGAAGCTAACTCAACAGGTACAGCAGCTAACTCTGAACAATGGTCCGGGGTTGCTCTTCCTCTAGTACGTCGTGTATTTGCAGAAATTGCAGCTAAAGACTTTGTATCTGTACAGCCAATGAATTTGCCTTCAGGTCTTGTATTTTACATGGACTTTAAATATGGCACTTCACAGCCAGGTTTCCAAACAACTAACACCAACAGCGATCCACTGACAGGTGGTTATCAAAACGACTCTGTATTTGGTGTGACTAGCACAACATCAGACGCGTCAGGAGGTCTTTACGGCGCTGGTCGTTTTGGATACTCAATCAATGAAGCCGTTAAATCACTTAACACTTCTGCATCTGCAGCATTAAGTGCAGCTTCAGCTTCAGTAACAGTAATATCAGCAGGTGTTGGTGCAGCTTCGACTGATTATCTTTTCGACTTTGATACTAAATTCACTGCTGCGTATTCTGGTTCAACAGCATTTTCTTTGATTACTGTTACAGCATCGGCATTCACTAACCCAGACCTTCAAGGTGTTCGCGCATTTGTTGTTACCGGTTCTACTATTGCAGCTACATTCCCGCAATTTACTAAAGTTGTAACTTCAGGAACTAGTACCAATGTTACATTTATAGTATCGGGTTCACTGACAGGTTCTCCTTCTAATACAGTAGCCGTAGTTTACCAAATTCAGCCAACAGCTGCAGCGCGCGGTGACTTCGAATCTGCAGGTTCTGGAATGTCAGCTAACCCAGAAACTAGTATCGGTATTCCAGAAATTAACGTTGAATTGAAGTCCGATCCAATTGTTGCTAAAACTCGTAAATTGAAAGCTGTGTGGTCTCCGGAATTTGCACAAGATCTTAACGCTTACCACTCAATTGACGCTGAAGCTGAATTGACTTCTATGTTATCAGAATATATTTCTCAAGAAATAGACCTTGAAATCTTAGACATGTTGATACAGAACGCAGTGACTACAGAATATTGGTCAGCTCAATTAGGATATGAATTCAGCACAACAGCTAACTCTGGCAACGGCGGATTTATTCAATTAGCTAACTCGTCAGCTGCTGCTTATAATCAAGGTACTTGGTTCCAAACTTTAGGCACTAAAATTCAGAAAGTATCTAACAAAATTCATCAGAAGACAATGCGCGGCGGTGCAAACTTCATAGTATGTTCTCCAGATATTGCTACAGTTCTTGAATCAATACCAGGCTATGCGGCTGACACTAACGGTGACAAGATGCAGTTTGCAATGGGTGTGCAGAAAGTGGGTATGTTGAACAGCCGCTTCACAGTATACAAAAATCCATATATGACTACTAACGTAATGTTATTAGGTTATCGCGGTTCTCAGTTCTTAGAAACTGGTGCGGTATATGCACCATATATTCCATTGATTATGACTCCGCTAGTATACGATCCAACCAACTTTACTCCACGTAAAGGGGTTATGACTCGCTATGCTAAACAAATGGTAAGGCCGGAATTTTATGGCGTGGTCAAAATTGGCGGATTGAACTTAGTTTAATCGTAACTAAATAAAATTGAAAATGGGAATAGAAATATTCCCATTTTTCATGTAAAGTTGATAAATCTATCATAGAATTCATAATTATTGTAAAAAGAATTCTATGGTAATATATGAAACTATCAATAAAATAAACGGTAAACGATATATTGGAAAAGATAAAAATAACGACCCAAATTATATAGGTTCTGGACGCGTCTTGCAAAAAGCGATAAAAAAGTACGGAAAAGAAAATTTTATAAAAAATATTTTAGAATATTGTAGCACTGAAAAAGAATTAAATGAAAGAGAAGTATATTGGATTGAAATTACAAATGCACAGAAATCTTCAGTCTATTATAACATTGCTCCGGGTGGCAATGGCGGCGATAACATTACACATAATCCTGATAAACAGAAGTTTATTGATAAAATGATTTGCATTAATCGATCTCCTAGAAAAAATACTAAACATACAGAATCTACTAAACAAAATCAAAAAATAGCTGCTACGGGTAGATATACACTTGCATGGTTTCGTGAAAGGTACGGCGTTGAAAATGGATTGATAAAATATAAAGAAAGAAATACATTTTTAAAACTTCGTACACAAAATGCGGTCGATGCTAATCCAGAAAAATTTTTACAACTTTTAAATGATGTTACATACAACACTAAACAAATAGCTGAATATTTTAATGTTTCTTTTTCAATAATATATCGAAAGTTAGACCAATGGTATGGGTGTAAAAGTTTAAAAGAGTATCGTAGTAAATTGTTTACTTAAATTACTGAATACACTGTATTAATTTTTCTGTTAAAATATTTATTAATGAACAAACCAATTAACATGAGCCTGACAAATGGTACTACTAGTGAAAAATTGCAGACAAAGCGCAAACCAAAGTCTCCTATTAAATTCGAAATTTCTTTAAATGACGAGCAGAAAAATGCTAAATCAAAAATTTTAGAAGCTGACATTACTTTATTAGCCGGGCAAGCGGGTTCAGGAAAAACATTGTTAGCATGTCAAATTGCATTAGACATGTTTTTCAATCGTCAAACGGAAAAAATTATTATTACGCGGCCAGCGGTAGCTGCAGCAGAAGATATTGGTTTTTTGCCAGGATCGATGAAAGATAAAATGGATCCGTGGTTAGCTCCAATATACGCAAACTTGTATATGTTATATAACAAACAAAAAATTGACAAAATGATTGAAGAAGACTCGATTGAAATACTTCCCATAACATTTGTCAGAGGCCGTACATTTGTTAATTCAGTTGTAATAATTGACGAGGCGCAAAATGTAAGTACTAAACAAACTGAAATGATTTTAGGTCGTTTAGGATTGAATTCGAAAATGATGTTTTGCGGAGACACTTCGCAGATAGATTTGAAAAATAAAAAGGAATCTGGCATTGACTTTTTTAAAACTTTAGAAGCTCGTGTAGAAGGTGTTAAAGTTATTACATTGTTGCAAAACCATAGACATCCTATAGTTCCGAAAATTCTAGACGTGTACAAAGAATATGAAAAATAGTCTATATAGACTATGCCAAATATGGTATATTTAACAGTCGTATACATACCAATTTGGTCTTTGTATTAAGACGCCTATATACTTTTATTCAATACAAGCTTCAGAGTAATTTAGGCCGGTGTTATTAGATTTCTTAATTGATATTAGTATGATAAAATTAAAAGAGATAATGGAGTTTGAATTACATAAAGTGTATTCCAATCCATATCACACTGCATTTAAGTCTTTAAATGAAGAAGTGGAAAAGAAATTGTTTATAATGGTAGGTCTTCCAGGGCCTGAAAAGTCTACATTTATAAAAGATTTGTCGAATCCAGTAGTTTGTTCAGCAGACCATTATTTTGAAAAAGGTGGAGAATACAACTTCGATCCGAATAAGTTAGGTGCTGCACATCAGCAAGCTAAAAACAAATGTTTAGATAGCATGTTACAATCTAAACCTTTAGTTGTAATTGACAATACAAACTTAACTGACAGAGAACGTAAGCCTTATGAAGAAATGGCTCAGAAGTATGGATATGATATTACTTACGTAGTATTCGAACCAGACAAAAAGAACATTGCAAAATTAGCTAAAAGAAACTTGCATGGAGTGACGGCCGCGAAATTAGAAGTTATGTTAGGCAGATATCGACCACCTTCAGGAGATAAAGGAACAATAATTTTTAAATAACAACTGTATGTTTTCAAGTGAGTATCTTTGGGTAATGCTTTTAGGAGTTTTTGTAGCAATATCCTTTATTGCAGGATCGGTGATGTATGTTAATAAACTTTTCATACATGAAACAAAAGAAATACTAGTTAGATTTATACTAATGGTATTTGCTGCTTTGGTTGCTGTATTTATAGTCGATAAAGTCGTTGCGTTCAAAATTAAGTTACTGACTGATGAAATGAGTACACAACTCTTTGATTTAATTAAAACACTGACACTAATGATTTTCTCATACTATTTTGGCACGCAAAAAGCTGGTGCTCAAGATAAAACTTTAAATAAATAACTTTTATGAATTTAGAAAAATTAAAAGGTCATGTACCTGACAGCGTAATTGAACAATTACCCGAGACCATGGCAAAATTTGGTATTGATACTCCAATAAAATTAGCACACTTTTTAGCACAAGCGGGCCACGAGTCTGGTGGGTTTAAAAGTGTGAATGAAAATTTAAACTACAGCGCTAAAGTGCTTCGCAGCATATTTGGAAAGTACTTCCCTACAGATGAAAAGGCGTTACTTTATGAAAGAAAACCTGAAAAGATTGCTAACTTAGTATATGGTGGTAGAATGGGAAATGGTGTAGAGTCTACGGGCGACGGATATAAATTCAGAGGCCGCGGATACATTCAACTTACAGGGAAAAGCAATTACGAAGCTTTTGGAAAATCTATAGGCGTTGATATATTATCGGTACCGGACTTGGTAGCTACAAAATATCCTTTATTATCAGCAGCTTGGTTCTTTACCAGATGTTTATCTAAATGTAAAGATGCCACAAACGAATCAATAATTGCAGTAACAAGATGCGTAAATGGCGGAACTATAGGAATTGCTGAACGTACAAAACACTTCAATGAGTACTATAAATTATTAGCATAATTTTTTTTAAAAGATAATTATATTAAATAAGAATATACTATGCCAAGTATGTCAATAACAATTCCAGTATGGCCAGGCTCAAGCTCATTTACTACGGGTTCGACACCATTTGGATTTTTTGATTCTGATACTGTATTTGCAGGGTCGGCTGACAAGGTAGCGCATTGGTGTGCTTCTAGACTTGGATATCCGTTCAATGACATTGAACTTCAAGACATACATTTTTACACGTGTTTTGAAGAAGCTGTGCTAGAGTACTCTAATCAAGTCAATCAGTTTGCAATACGAGATAATATGTTTTTGTTACAAGGCGCGCCCATAGGCACAAACCTAACCGGAAAAGCTATTAATCCTACCTTAAATCGTCTTGTAACTGTATCGAAGAACTATGGCACAGAAGCGGGTAGCGGGGGTTATTTGGCATGGAAATCAGCATCTATTGATATAATAACTGGTCAACAAACGTACAGTCTTAAGGATTTTAAATATGAGACCCTAGGAGATGCTACACATTCGATAGAAGTTAAAAAAGTTTTTCACGACACACCGCCGGCAATTGTAAGATATTTCGATCCGTTCGTTGGAACGGGTTTAGGTTCACAAACTTTATTAGAAAATTTTGGATGGGGTAATTATTCGCCCGGTGTTTCATTTTTAATGATGCCGGTATATGCTGACTTATTAAGATTACAGGCTATTGAATTCAATGACCAAATTCGTAAGTCAGGATATAGTTGGGAGATTACCGGCGAACAAATTAAAATATTCCCAGTCCCAACATACAATTACAAACTGTATATTAACTATATTACAGTAGAAGCCCGCGCTCAACAATTATTTAATGCGGGAAGTAATACAATTGGAGATTTTTCCAATGCTTCTTACGAACTGCACGTATACAGCAAAATCAATCCTGCGGGAAGACAATGGATTAACAAATATACTTTAGCTCTTGCAAAAGAAACTTTAGGCAATATACGTAACAAATACTCTTCAGTTCCAATACCAACAGCGGAAATGACTTTAAATGGCGCAGATTTAGTTGCACAAGGACAAACTGAAAGAGATGCTTTAATTGTACAGCTACGTGAAAATTTAGATGCTGTTTCAAAAAATGCACAATTAACTAAATTGACTCAAGACGCACAAAGTATACAAACACAATTGCAAATGAGCCCGATGATGATTTACATCGGCTAATATATAAAATATGGCACAATTCGGTTCCCGTCGAGATATGGGATTGTTTATGGGACTTAATAGAGAGATATTGCACAAGTATATTGATACTCCAGTGCTTGTCTATAAACTCGACTTGAACGCAACTGCTACAAACGTGTATGACGAGGCTGACGAAAAGATTTATTCTCAGCCAATATTGGTTCCTGCAATTGCAACTATAGATGACCAAGTGTGGACTTCGGAAGACTTCAATTCAGACGTTACACAAAATGCTACATTTGGATTTCTTCGTGAAGATTTAATTACTCTTAATATAGTTCCTGAGATTGGCGATGTGTTTGAATATCGTTCTAGATTCTTTGAAGTAGATGGGTTTGTAGAAAATCAATATGTAGCTGGCAAGTCTCCGGACAATTCTTTCGCCGCACTAACATATGGTTTGGATTTGTCAATAGTTTGTTCAACACACATGACTCGTCAATCAAAATTAAATATTGTACAAACCCGTTTCGGCAATTCAGTGTCAACAAAAAATATAAAATTGCCAAATAATTTATAATGAGACCAATTAAACCAACATATTCAGAATCGACTTTTTCCAATAACGATGAAGTTAAAAGATTAAGCGGATATTCTAACGTAAAGCGTGGACCTGTCAAAGACATTTCCATAGCTTTGTACGATGTTGACTATGCGATTAAATGGCATCTGGAAAATATTATACAGCCTACTATTACAGAAGATAATGTCGTAATACCAGTACCTGTATTGTTTTCATCTGGGGAGAAATGGGCAGCAGTTCAAAAACATGGTTATTTACGAGATAACCAGGGAAAGCTACTTACTCCATTAATAATGCTTAAAAGAAATTCTGTATCTAAAAGAGACGATATTTTAGATATTAAAGTTTTAGAAACTACTGAAGCTAGAATTACCTTTGAAAAGAAATATTCCAGTCACAACAGGTATGACAAATTTTCAGTTACCAATGGAAAGCCAACTTCAGAGTATTATTCAGTAGACGTTCCAAAATTTGTACAAGTTGAGTATGATGTATTATGTTGGACTAACAATACTTCGCAATTAAATGAAATTGTTGAACAGTTGATTTGGTTCGATGGTAAAGCATTTGGAGATACGCACAAATTCAATACATACATTGATGCGCCAACATTTGAAACGATTAACTCAACAGGTGACGATAGAATAGTTAGAGCAACGTTTTCGATGCGAACAAAAGCTCATATCTTAAATACACACGGTGCCAACGCTCCTTCAATGTATAAATTGAACCCGGTCAACAAATTGGTAATCGGTTTGGAAACTGCTGTATCCATATCCACAGTTGCAAATGCAATGAATAACGGCACTTCGGTAATTATATCTGGAACCACAACTAACAATTCGTCGATGAATGCTACAGTGCTATATTTGAATTCAAATACACAGTTAACAGGTAATGTTATAAATTCAACAACCGTAAACTTTAATTCAGAATGGTTAAGTGCTCCATCGCCATTGCCTAGTACTTCAGTAAACAACTTTACATTTTTTGTAAATGGACAAATGTTAGAACGTTCTGCAATTGTATCTTTCATACAGTACACAGGACTAGGATATAGTAGATTAATTGTTAACACTAGTTTTTTAGGATTTACATTGCAAAATTCGGACGAAGTTATAGGAATAGGTAAATTTATCAATCAAGATCCATTAGCATAAAATGTCATTAATAAGAGGTGAACAAATATCGGGCAGTGTAGCATCAGCATCATATGCTGTGACAGCGTCATATTCTTTAAATGGTGTTGTAAGTAATATTAATACAAGTTCTCTTGTAACAACAGCCTCTTTTAATGCATTTACTTCTAGCTACAATACAGGATCTTTTACCGGATCTTTTACAGGTGAATTGACAGGAACCGCATCATATGCAATAAGTTCATCTAAAAGTGTTTCTGCATCGTACGCAACAAATTCTGGATACGCAGGCAATGCCGGTTTAGTAGTAACACAAAATTCAAGTACAAATCAAGACTATAGTTTAGTATTTGTAACTACAGGATCTAACGGATATTTGCAAACATACACTGATACAGCTAGCGGTATTTTGTACAATCCATCTACAGGTAAACTTACTTTAAAGTCAGTAAGCGCTTCTTTAGGTATTACAGGTTCTTTAAATGGTACAGCATCCACTGCAAGTTTTGTACAAACTGCACAAACTGCTAGCTACGTCGTAAGTTCTTCATACGCTAATACAGCGAGTTATGTACAAAATTCACAAACAGCTTCATACGTATTAAATTCTGTATCAAGTTCATTTGCAAGTACAGCATCTTTTGTAACCGGGTCTATATTTGCAAACAGTAATAGTGCAGCATCAGCTTCTTATGCAGTAACTGCTTCATACGTTAGAATAGCAGTAAGCTCGTCTAACGCATTAACAGCTTCTTATGCAAATCCTTTAATACAAGCTTTACAATTAACAGGTTCTTTCAATGTCACTGGCTCGACTAGTCAAGTTGGAAATAATACTTTATACGGGAATACCACACTATCAGGTTCTATAATAATGTCTGGTTCAACTACTATTCCTGCTACGCCGACTATTAAAGTTTATGGTGATATGGAAACGAATGGAGTGATTAAATTCATTCCAGTAGTTAAAAATATAGACAATTCAATATCAGCATCGTACATATTTGTGTCGGGATCGACACAAGACTTATACTTCGTTCAAAATGGCAATGGATATTCTAATACAACTCGATTAAGATGGATAGAAGGTAATTTATATACTGGACTTTTAAGTGGTGGTATTATTTCTGCATCTTTAGGAACAAATACATATTACATATCATCTGGTTCAGGAATTATTGTAAATTTGAATGCATCTACAGCAAGCAGCGATCCATTTCCAACTATACAATATTTACAATGGAATCAATTATCAAAAAAAATTGATGCACTTTCAGCTTCTTTCGATCAACAATTTGTGTCTATCAACAGTTCGAATGTTATAGAAGCTCAAGGCATTCCATATACTGACGGCGACTTAAATACTAAAATTCCAATTGGAGTAGTAGTACATCAAAACCACACAAATATAAATGCTTTTCAGACATTTCCTAGTACAGGGTATGGTTGGAAGCAAAGAACAGCTGATTTTATAAATGCATTTGGCCCTTTGAAAATTTCGGGATATACTTTAGAACCGAGTGGTTCTTCAACAGGTTCATTAGTTTTAGGAGGTGGTACTGCCTGGGTGGATGGAAGAAATTACACAATAGATCCAAACAACCCAAGTTATATATCAGAGCCTGCAGGCCTTACAGTTTCAAAAATATATAGATATTATCAATCTGGTTCAGGTGCTAATAATTGGGTTTATGATACAAATGGAGGTGTTGGATATACTACAATTGATCCCTCAAAATATTCAAATAATGGTACATTAGCCAACGTTGCAAATAATAGATGGTCTATACAAAGAGTATATTATTTTCCAAATAGTGGAACAAAAGCTTTTTATATTTACTATGGAAATGCAATATATAATAGTGAAGCTTTAGCACTAGCAGCAGTAGATACTGAGTTATTTACAGAAGCCCCTAATACAGCAGCAAATGCTATATATGTGGGGTATATGATATTAAGAGGTAACGCCGATTTCACATCTGCAGCTTCATTTACTATATATCAAGCGGGTTTATTTAGACGTAACAATGCAGGGGGAAGTTCAGGCGGAATTACTACTCCAGGTGGATCTACTGGCCAAATTCAATATAATAATACTGGAGCATTTGGAGGAGTAACAAATCTTACATGGGATGGTTCAATATTAACAGCAACGGGTTCTTTTACGGGATCATTTGCAGGACAATTAATTGGTTCGGCTTCATATGCCACAACGGCAAGTTATGTACAAAATGCTCAAACAGCATCATATATAGTAACTGCTCAAACCGCATCTTATGTAACGGGTTCGATTTATAATAGTACGAATCCAGCATTAAGCGCTTCTTATGCAACTACAGCGTCTTATGCGACTATTACAGAGCAAATAGGAGCTGTATTTGATGGGCAAGGCGGTAATATATCAATCAATGCAACTGGTTATTACAGAGCTACTTACCCGTTTTCAATTATTAATTATTATATAGATGCGAATAACTCAGGATCTATTCAATTTGATTTGCGCGTAAACGGAACTTCTATAATAGTACCAGGAGGTAACTTACCAACATTAACTTCGGCACCTAGTTCATCGGCAGCAATTGCATCGTGGGCAACTTCATCTTTAACTGCGGGAACTTTAATACAATACATAGTAACGGGCAGCGCTCCAACAGTATCATGGTCAAAATTAACTTTAACAGTAAAAAGAACATAATATGGAATATAAAATTATAAGTGTAAGTCATCAAGAAGATACAATAACTACTACTGTAGAATTTCAATTAATTTCTGATAAACTAACGGTTAACATTCCTCATTACAAGCCAACTTCTATAGAACAAATAATAGATAATATAATCAATAGAGGATTATCCGAACAAGCGAAGCTTGATTCTATCAATGCATGTACATCTTTATTGTCTTCAATTCCTGTAAACGAAACAATAAGTTTTTAATGGCTACTTATTACTTTAGAAGCGGAAGTTCTCTTTGGAACAATACTTCAAGCTGGTCAACATCATCACCATCAGGAAGTTCTGCATCAGTCATACCAACTTCAAGCGATGATGTATTGTTCATATCTGGATCGGGTATTTCCTGTCTTGTCGCAACATCTGCAGGTAACTGTAAAACTTTAAATACAAGTACTTACGCGGGGACAATTTCACTGAATGCAGCATTAAACGTGTTTGGAAATATTACTTTAGGAACACTAACCGTTTTATCTGGATCTTCCGCTTTGGTATGTGCTTCTAGCTCAATTTTATCTTCATCAGGTAACACTACGATTAACTGTCCATTCACTCTTTCTAATTCAGGTTTAAGTAATACATACACGCTAGCTGATAACTGGACTTTAAATGGAACATTTTCCACTTCGGCCACGGCAGGGGCTTTAACACATACAATAAACGGTAATAATATTTACTGTAAAAGTAATCTTTCTATTAACGGAGGTTCTTTTTCCGCAGCCTCGCTAACTACAGGGTCGACAGTAATAAATATGATAGGTTCTGGTTCCATTACCCAATCACCAACCACTACTGGAGGATTAGGCAACTCTTTAGTATTTAATTCAAGCGGGTCTATAATTTTACCTAATATTTTATATTACAGGGGCGGCCCACTAAAATATATTACGGGTAGTTTATCTGGATCTTGCTCCGCACTAATTACAGGAGATTTTACTGCGGATATGACAAATGGTGGTTCAAATACATACATAACACCATTTAACATATCAGGTAGTAATAGTTCAAATGCTACGATAACTATGCTTAGCGATTGGTATATTAATGGCATTTCGTGGTCAAACTTTAATTTAACTATAAACGGATATTCATTGTACACAACAGGTTCAATAGTTTCCAACGGAAATGCATACTTGTCAGGCACATCTGTTTTACGATTGAAAGGCAACTCATCAGGACAGAATATTTATACCGTAAATGGCACTATAGGATTTGATTTATCTTTAGAAGCGGGGGCAAATCAAATTAACATTATTACCCTAAATTACACTCCTAAATCAGGTGGTAGTACAGTAACATATATCAGTGGTGCTGTAAATGCTACAGGAACATTTACTATATCTGGTCCTAATAATGTAACTTTAAATACCTCAGGTGTTAACTGGAACAATATTACTTATACCGGCGCTTCCTTTACAACTAATTTAAATTCTGCTTTAAATGTAAACGGTACAAGTTCATTCGGCGTAAATAATTATACTTTTTCAGGGTCTAACGGATTTACGACAAATACACTTGTTTGGAATACTACCCCTACAACAATAAATACTGGTATAGTTTTAGCATCTGGATTAACATATACAATAACAAATAATTTGATTCTTTATTCCGCAACAATTCCTACATATTTAGGTATAAAATCATCTAATTCGGGGTCTGCAGCATTTTTTATTCTCAACTTCAATGCTTCTCAAACTGTAGGAAATGTACAACCAACAGACATAAATTCCAGTAATGGACAAACAGTAGCCGTTTGGCAACCAGGACCTTTAAACAATACTACAAATTGGGTAGTTCTTTCTAAACCAGTAACATACGTCTCAACGTTTTAAAAATTATTTAATTGTATATTGAAAAATTCATATGTATTTTTAAGAAAATTTCAAAGTTTTGAATTATTATAACATAATTATAAGTAATAATATACTTAATTAATAGTATATAGTTATAAATTAAATATAAATTAGTTATGGAAAACGAAATTAAATTAGATACTCAGACTCTTGATTTAATTAAATCACTGAGTGACCAGTACAATGAAATAACATTTCAGCTCGGTCAGATTAAAATTGAAAAGATTCAACTGGAAGATTTTGAAAATACAGTAATCAAGAAGTTACGGTCTTTACAGGAATTGGAAAAATCTACTTCAGAGGAAATTCAAAAAAAGTACGGGGAAGGTGTACTTAATTTAGAAACAGGAATATTTACATCGAGCCAAACTACAGTTTGATAAGAAAAATACATATTTATATGTAGTAATCAATTTTCAAACAACTAAATACAGATAACCAATGGCAGAAAAAATCGTTAGCCCAGGAGTGTTTACTAATGAAGTTGATTTGTCTTTCTTACCTCAAGCCGTTGCCGGTATAGGCGCCGCATTTATAGGTCCAACAGTTAAAGGACCTGCATTTGTCCCAACACCAATTGGCTCATATGGTGATTTTGTTCAAATCTTCGGAGACACTGATCCAAACCTCTACCTTCCTTACACAGTTAAGGAATATTTACAAAACGCTGGAAATGCAACAATCGTACGTATACTTCATGATGATGGATACAAAGTACAAGATCCACTTTACGTTGTAGCGACAGGTTCTTATGGGTCTCGTCACATCGGCACCATTTTCCCTTCTCAAGTAGTAGCTGATTCAGGGAATACATTTACAATTACAGGAGCGACTTCTATTTTCCAAGCTTCAACAGTTTCTGCTACAGCATCAGGTTCAGCAGTTATCAAACTGTCTGGTTCATATGGAATCGATTCTTTCTTCAGTGGAATAAATGCTGGTACGGTAGGTACTTCATACTCTGCTTCTATTAATGCATCAAGTGCAAATTATCTTCCAAAGATATTTAACAAAGTACCGACTACTGCGACAAATGCTGGATATTTATTCGATTTCTTCGGAGTAGCAGCATCTGCTTCTTTAGCAGCTGACGCAAACACTAAAATTGCAATTTACTCAGGTTCATATATCGGAGATTCTACATATTCAGAAGCTATCACTCCATGGATTGTGTCTCAGACAGTTAGCAACACAAATGCTAATTTATTCCGTTTACGTACAATAGCAGACGGCTATAACAGCAACTGGGAAATCAAAGTAGCAATATCAAATATTGTGCCAGCAGGTTCTGTTCCAGGGTCAACTTACGGTTCATTCACTGTTACAATTCGCGCAGTAGATCAAACTTATTTAAGTGCATTAGGCTCTCCTTACACTTACACAGACTCTGATATGCGTCCAAACATATTGGAATCATTTACCAATGTAAACTTAGACCCGAATTCATCTAGATACATTTGCCGAGTAATTGGTGATAGATATGAGACATTCGATACCACTACGGGCAAAGTTACTGTGTTTGGTAACTATGCTAATCAATCAAAATATGTATTCGTTGAAGTTGATGCAAACGTAGACAACGGAGTAATTGATGCATCTTTAGTACCATTTGGATTTGCAGCTTTATATAGCCCAGTCCCTAGCACTGTATCTGTACAAGCTCCTTCAGCTTCATTTGTTACAACACAACAAATTTCTGGAATTTACAACAAGAGAGTGTATTGGGGCTTTGATTTCAACTTCTCTGGAACAGATAACATCAATTATCTATGTTCTACACCTAGCCCAGCAACTACAACGACTGGAAGCAATGCAACTTTCTTGCTTTCAAACTTTACACAGGATGCCGGCGCATCTTATCCAACAGCAGCTACAGCATATTCAGGAGCAATTGACTTAACAACTAACACTTCGGTATATTCTCGTCAGTTTATAGTTCCTTTCCAAGGCGGTACTGACGGTGCTCAACCATTTAAGAGAGCCGCATCAGGCGGAAACATTTCTGCTACAAATACACAAGGATATGATATTAGCACTTCATCAGCAAGAGATTATTCAGTATATACAGCAGCAATTGGAACTATATCAAATCCAGATGAAATAGATATTAATATGCTTGTAATGCCAGGTGTTATACAAGGAACGCACAATGCTATTATAGACTATGCTTCGCAAATGTGTTTGGATAGACAAGATACATTCTTTGTATTCGACTCTTGTTTGTTAACAGATAACATTTCCACAGTAAACACAAATGTGGCTCAGTTAGATAACAACTATGCAGCTACTTACTACCCTTGGGTTAAGATAGTAGACGCTAATTTAAACAAACCAGTATGGGTACCACCAAGTGTTGTACTTCCGGGTGTGTTAGCTTTCAATGACAAGGTAGCTGCTGAATGGTATGCACCTGCTGGTTTAAACAGAGGTGGTCTGTCAATGGTAGTCGACGCTTATACTCGTTTAACTCACGCTGAAAGAGATACACTGTATGACGCACGTGTTAACCCAATCGCTACTTTCCCGGGTGTTGGTGTTGCAGTTTGGGGTCAGAAGACTCTTCAAGCTAAGCCCTCAGCATTGGATAGAGTTAACGTAAGAAGATTGTTAATCGCAGTTAAAAAATACATTGCTTCTGCAACTAGGTATTTGGTATTTGAACAAAATACGGCAGCGACTCGTAATCGTTTCTTAAACATTGTTAATCCTTATTTGGAATCAGTACAACAAAGACAAGGTTTATATGCATTCAAAGTTGTAATGGATGATACGAACAACACTCCAGACGTAATTGATAGAAATATTATGTATGGGCAGCTTTTTCTACAGCCAACAAAAACGGCAGAATTTGTTGTGTTGGACTTCAACATTTTACCGACAGGAGCTGCATTCCCAGGCACATAAACTTATTTAGTACTATAATTATTTTGAAATTAGGCAGAGAAATCTGCCTTTTTTCATGACTTGTTACATATATATTAGTAGGTAAAATAAATAATTTTCCGTTATGAATGATGATGAATTAAAAAGTTTTATAAAAATCAATAAATGTAATTTTACAAAACTATTGCGAACACATCACAATAAACTATATACAGATATCGATATGAATTATCCAGGGAAAGAATTTTCTGAGAAATTATATCGATATATTAAACGAGAAACTGATAGTATCGGTAAATGTATTATTTGTAACAACGATTGTGGATTTATAGGAATTAATCGAGGGTTTAATGTAGCATGCAGTTTTAAATGCAGAGATGTAATACGTTTTAATAGCACAAGAAAAACTAAACAATGCTTAATTTGTAATAAGAGTTTTGATATATACTTAAAAGATAAAAGAAAATATTGTTCAGACAAATGTCGAATAATACAAAATAAATTAAATTCTAAAGAAAGAACTGCAAAATCTTATGAAAGTAATTTGCGTAACCATGGAGGTATACATGCATGTTCTTTACCGGAGCATGTAATGAAGTCTAAATCTACTACTTTACAAAAGTATGGAAATGAAAATTACAGAAATATACAAAAATCTAAACGAACCCGATTAGAAAGGTATGGAGATGAAAACTACTCGAACCCAGAAAAAGTTAAAGAAACATGTTTACAGCGTTACGGGGTAAAAAACATCTTCTTAAGTAAAAAAGCAAATGGAATTGGAATATCTAAACCACAACGTAAACTTTACGAGTTAATTAAAGAGCAGTATACAAATGCCGTACTAGAGTATCAAATTCCAGATTTAAATATATCCGCAGACATATACATCCCTGATAGAAATTTAATTGTGGAATTTTTCGGAGACTATTGGCATTGCAACCCAGCAAAGTATACAGACGACTATTGGCACAAAGGAATGAAACGTACTGCTAGAGAAGTGAGATTAAAAGATGTTGACAGGATCAATAAAATCAAATCGCTAGGATATGATGTACAAATAATATGGGAGTCTGATTTCAAATCGAATGTATATACATTCCTAGGAGCTTAATTGATTACACCATGAATACAGAAAGGAGTTAAGAAATTAACTCTTTTCTTTTAATTCGATATTTATTTATAATAAAACATTATAATTGTTATGAACAACCAACCATTGACACATTTAGCAACTCAAAGTCAACAAATTGCTGCAGACAGAATTGCACAAGGCAAAAAAGAAATAATTCGGGACGCACGAAAAATATCTAGTATTGCTTCTGAATACAATTCCAGATTTCAAAGAGAAATTGAAGCAGGTACTCGTCAGCGTCAATTACTATTAGAACAACATCCAGGTGAAAAAGAAGAAGAAGTTTTAGAAAAATACGGTAAATTTCTTCCATCAAAAAGCACTCCAATTTTAAACTTTTTATATTTCTTCATCAATGAAGGATATAACAGTGAAAGAGAATTGCTTCGAGAAGTGCAAGATAAAAAATACGGCACTTTATTTGAAGATGTAACACATTCAGATGCGGTTGTAGCACCACAACCAATGGAACAGTTCATATACGGAAACTGTACACACGCTACATTTCAAACTATTAAAAAGCTTAAGCGATTAGCAACCAGCATGAACAATGAAAATGAAGCAGCTGCAGCATACATTGCTTGTCAAAAATTATGTAAGAAATACTCTTTAGAGTTTGATAAAATACCCAATTGATATTAACAAATAGGAGTTAAGAAATTAACTCCTATTCTTTTGAAGTGTTGAGCAAAAATTGTATTGGTTCTGGCAAAACTAAATTAATATTTTTTGTATTATTTTTTAATGATTGTATAATGTCGTTTTTAGCAAATTTATATAATTCTAAATCACGCAAAAATCTTTGTAATCCTAGCCAGCAAAAATCTGCAGGTAATATTGCTTTAGAGTCTATAAATCCATGTGGATATACTTGAGTGCAAACGACATTTTTGTTAATAACAAATGAAGATATTTCAGAACACCACTGTATAAAATATGGAATTCGAATTATACGATATCCAGCATTTACGTAATCAATATCCTTTTGCAAATCTTTCATACAGGTATTACTGTTCGTATAGTGTAAATATCCGTCAAATTCAATAATTAATTTCATCGACTCGATACGTATATCAGGCCTGTAGTTTAGAAATTTCTTATTATGTATGATTTGTTCATCTATCAATAAAGAAATTTCATTTAATAATTTTTCTTCTGTTAAATACGATTTCATAATTAAATGTATGTATTTCTTTTGATAAAAACAAAGTTTTTAAAAAAATGTATATTTATTAATAAAATAGATTATCATTAAACTACACATATCATGGCAGAATTATTAGACCCAACCGAAATAATGTACACGGCGTTTGAACCAAAAGTTGCAAACCGATTCATTATGTATATTGAAGGCATCCCAGCTTATTTAATCAAAGCTGCAAATCGCCCAGGCATTACTTTCGGCGATGTTGTTTTAGACCACATCAATGTAGAAAGAAAATTAAAAGGTAAAGGTCGTTGGAACGACGTTACCATCACTTTATACGATCCGGTAGTTCCGTCAGCTGCACAAGCTTGTATGGAATGGATTCGATTATCACATGAGTCTGTTACAGGTCGTGATGGTTACTCTGACTTTTACAAAAAAGACATTACATTTAATGCTCTTGGTCCTATAGGTGACAAAGTTGAAGAATGGACACTGAAAGGAGCTTATATTGGTGACTTGAACAATGGAGATTTTGACTGGAGTACGGAAGACGCGGTGAATATACAAGCGACGATTAAGTATGACTATGCCATACTTCAATTTTGATTTTTATCAATTAATTGTAAAAATACTTTATCAAATTTTATAGTTTCAAAAGAGTTCCTTATATTTATTATTATAAGGAACTTTTTTATGTATATATGTACCGATTGTAAGAAAGAATTTGATTCTTTCAAAAAACTTCAAATACACAATTCAAAAATTCACAAAATACCTGCTGGAAAATCTTATGTTGATGTTTACTTAAATGGAACATGGCCAGTGTGTAAATGTGGTTGTAATGAACTATTGCAATACTTTTCAGGAATTAAATTCGGCGAATACATCAGAGGCCATGCTGCCAGAGTTAACGGAGGATTTTATTCTGAGGAAGGAGCTAAAAAGTCAGGGAAAACAAGAAAACAAAAGTTTGCATCAGGAGAACTTGAACAATGGAATAAAGGAAGAAAGCTGACTGAAGAAGAACTAATGAAATTTCAGGAAGTTGCTAAAGATCCACACCGTAGAAAGAAAATATCGGAAGGGTTGAAAGGAAAGCAGAAATCTCCAGAACATGTTGCAAAGATTACTGCTGACAGGAAAAAATATTGGGGTGACCAACTACATCGTGACGAGCAGAGAGCTCGAAGAGTAAAGTATATGACAACTCATCTAATCAAAACAGAATCAAAGCTAGAGAAAGAATTTAAAAATTTGTTATCAACATTAAATATTGAATATATATTTCAGTATGTAGTTGAAGATTATAACTATGATTTTTTTATTCCAAATAAAAATCTATTAATAGAGGTTGACGGAGATTGGTGGCACTGCAACCCAAAATTAAATATTACTCCAATTCACGACTCGCAAAAACATACTGTAGCACATGATAAAATAAAAAATGATGTTGCGATAAAAAATAATTATCAACTTCATCGATTCTGGGAAAACGATATTGTAAACAATCGATTTGAAGTTGTATCTAAACTAATGGAAATTTTAAAATGATTGTATATTTATTATTAAAGTTCAGTTAAATGAAACTACAAGAATTAAAAAAGATAATACGTGAGGAAATTGCTTTACTTGAAAAATCTAGAACAGGGTTAACAGGCGCTGCGGAAAAAGATATCAATATTGCTTTGCGCGATGCGTATAAAGAAGATAATATAAATTATGGAGGTTGTGGAGCAATGGCCAAGCTGTTATATTATGCATGTAAAAAGTATTTAGGTATAACACCGAAAATTGTTGTAATTTTTACAACGTACAATGATCGTATAAGCTATGCTAAACATGTAAATTTAAACGAGTACGATTCAATCGGATCGCTTGTACATTCAGAGAAAATGTTTCTTTCACACGTTGTTATTCAAATACCAGGCACAAATGTATGTTTGGATTCTAACGGGTGGCACAGTTTAAATTGGTATTTGAATGAATATACCAAATACATTGTTCCTGCAGCAAAAGCATTTGCTTCTACAGCTGCCAACGACACCCTTGAAGTTTCTACATTATCTAAATGGTTGAATATATCCATGGAATGGAATAGTACATTTAATCGATCTCGTATACCAGACTTGGCCAAGCATGTAGATGAAATAATGAAGAAGGTATCTGAAATGCCAGAGCTTCAATCAAAACTGAAATCTGTTAGTTAATCAGAATGTTTTTTACCAATTAGATATTTATATTAAATAATAAAAACAAAAATAAAATGAAACTACAAGAATTTCGTAATTTAATACGCGAAGAAATCACTAAAGTATTAACAGAAGAACGTGATGAACAATTTGTTCAAAAAAAAAATACAACAATATATTAAAAATGGAAGTAAAGGAGATTTAGATTTTGCTAGTACTGATATTGAAAAACTTCCAAACAATTTAAAAATAGTTGTAGGAGATTTAAATCTTTCCGAAACCAATATTGAAACCCTTCCAGACAATTTAAAAGTTAAAGGAGATTTAAATCTTTACGGTTCCAATATTAAAATTCTTCCAAACAATTTAAAAGTTGGTGGAAGCTTAAATCTTTCCAATACCAAAATTGAAAAACTTCCAAACAATTTAGAAGTTGTAGGAAGTTTAAATCTTAATAGTACCAATATTAAAATTCTTCCAGACAATTTAAAAGTTAAAGGAGATTTAAATCTTTACAATACCAAAATTGAAAAACTTCCAAACAATTTAGAAGTTGGTGGAGATTTAAATCTTTCCAATACCAATATTAAAATTCTTCCAAAAAATTTAAAAGTTAAAGGAGATTTATATCTTAACAACACTGAAATTTCAAAAAAATATTCTATAAAAGATATAAAAAACAATTATCCAGGAATTCTAGGATCAATATCTATTTATGAAAACAATGACACCAGATAAATTCAAACAATTACTTAAAGAATTTGCACCTGAGCAAAAACTTCAAGAAGCTGATGTTATTCCGGTAGGACCTGACGGAAAGCAAATTGAAGACGCGCAAGTAATTAAAAATTTAAACTTTGCACTTAAAGCAGTTTCATCTACTTTACGTCCGAAATTGATTGCGTTGATTACAGATCCGGAAGCGGCTAAAGAATTGCGTAATCCTGGGCAACGTACTGCTTTAATAGGCGCGGTGGCAGTAGCTTTTGGAATTACTGAAAAAGACTTCGGTCAGATAGTATCAAAAATAAAAAATGTTTTAAAACAAACATCGACTTCTTCAAATGAAAGTCCTGAAGCTTAAACCTATAGCAGAGCAAATAATTCAAGAAGCGGGTACTTTAAATGTGACCTGGGGCGAGGTACGTGATTTATTTCTTCAAATACAACAAGAAAATAAAAATCGTAATTGGAAGATTGTTTTGAGTACACTGAAAAATGTATTTAATTCCGAAGCAGCTCCTGATGCTATACAAAGTATAGCTGGTATATTAAATGATTATACCAGTTTGGAATCATGGACAGAGCTTTCAAAAGCTGTAGTTGAAATTGCCTCGAAAATTTCCAGAGCAGAATTAGCAAATCCGTTCGCATTTAAAATTTCACAATTCAAAGGACCTTTATGGGACAAGTTAAAATTGTCTCAGGAAATTTCTCAAATTCTGGATGATAAAATTGAAAAAGAATTCATTGAAAAAGAATTGATACCTACTTTATCTAGACCTGGTACTGAAAATACACCATTTCCTAACATGGATGAACTTTTAGGTAAATGGTTAAATGATAAAAAGAATTAGAAAGAAACGCTGATATACATTTCAAAGGAAAAAGTGGAGATTTATAACTGTTTTTTTTTCATACATATTTATTAATAAACAAACCAACGTTATGTCAACAGTAAACGACAATTATCCAGTATCAGACGAGAAGTTAAAAGAACTTGCTCTGCAATCTTATCAACAGGCTCAAGTACGAAAGTCCAATTTCCCTACAGAAATAGTATCACTTCCTTCTCAAGGAAAAGTGTATCCAGAAGGCAATCCACTACGTAGTGGACAAATAGAAATGAAATACATGACTGCTAGAGAAGAAGACATTTTAACTTCACAAAATTTAATTCGCCAAGGAGTTGTTTTAGATAAGTTGATGCAGTCAATGATTGTATCTCCTATCAATTACAATGATTTGGTTATAGGAGATAAAAATGCAATCATGATTGCTGCTCGTATTTTAGGATATGGAAAGGATTATGACATCGATGTTGTATGTCCTTCCTGCAGCGAGAAAAATCCAGTATCCGTGGATTTAACTAAATTGCCAGAGAAAAACATTCCTGATACAGTGAAACTGACAAATGTAAATGAATTTGAATTTCAGTTGCCACAGTCTAAAAGGATTGTAACTTTTAAGTTTTTAACACATGGCGATGAAAAAGCAGTTCAGACTGAATTAGATGTATTGAAGAAAGGAGCTAAGAAAGATGCTGTAGATAAAGAACTATCAACAAGATTGAAATATACAATACAATCTGTTGACGGTAATTACGAAAAGTCTTTCATTGAAAATTTTGTTGACAATGAATTGTATGCAATGGACTCGAAAGCTCTTCGTAAGTATATAAGAGAATGTTCTCCAGACCAAAAGTTTGAAATTCCATTTACATGTACAAACTGTGACCACGAACAGGAGGCGTTGTCATTTTCAATAGATACCAACTTTTTTTGGCCTAACTCCTAGTTACAAGCCAATATTACACGCTCAAATATTTGACATAATTTATTATGGTAACGGAGGATTTAATTGGAGCGATGTATATGATTGGCCGATATGGTTAAGAAAGTTTTATTACAAGAAAATAGAAGAAGCTTTGAAGGCACAGAAAAAAGCAAGTGAAAAAGCTTCTAAAACAAAGAAATCCACGAAAGTTGACAGACCAGCTATTTTAAAAAGATAGTTGGTCTTACAACTGTTTAGTAATTAGATATTTATTAAAAAGTATATACTACATGAAAGCATCTGAATTAAGAAAACTAATTAAAGAAGAAATAGTTAATGTTAAAAAACAGAAATTACGAGAAGATATACATTTTCTAGATGATGGATATAACGCGGCTCGTAAATTGTATGAAAATGTTTTAAGTTCTATTATGTCTCTATTTTTAGAACCCGGTGCTCGAAAAAAAGCCGAGGCGATAAAAACATCTCCAGAATATAAAGAGTTAGAGCAACAAATCAAAGTATCTTCAGATTCATTATCACAAATAACGAGGCGATTGGAAAGAAAAATTGATGAGTATGACTCATTAATTAAAGGACTACAAAGCGATGGAATCGATGTTAAGATGGGTGACAGCATGGATAAAATTGTGCAGAAAGTCAAAAACAAACACAAAGACATTTTAAAGAAGTATAAAATATACTAATAAATGGCTGAAGATAAAGACTTACTTAAAATACAAGCTAAGACATCTGAAGCGATTAAAACGCAGGCCGCGGCCGCTGAATCAAAGCAAAAAGCGCAGAAAAAAATTGCTGAGACTGCGAAAGATATCACAGCTTCAACTAAAGAATTGCTAAACATTGAGAGTGATTTACTTGATGTTGGTAAACAGCTATCATACACACAATTAAAACGACTTGAATTACAACGAGGTATTTTAAAAGATCAATTATCTTCACTACAAGCCGATAAAAGTAAATTACTAGCTAGCGCTAAGAATTTCAAAGAAGTAGAAAAAGCTGCGAAAAAAGCAAAAGAAATAGCAGATTTAGAAACAGAAGCATTGCCACACAGAAAAAAATTGTTAGCAGCTCAAAAGGAACTAAACAAATTTCAAAACCAATATGTAAAATCAATCGAGACTTCCTTAGGATTTGTCGATAAAATAAATGAAAAGATTAAATCTATCCCAGTAGTCGGGGACTTTCTTTCAAATGCTTTAGGTCTGGATACGATTAAAGATGAGATTGAAAAAAAAATTGGAGATACACTGAATAATACATTTAAAAAGTCGGCGGTAGAGCAAAAAAAAGCGGCTGAAACTGCTTTAAAAAGCTATGATTCTCAAATAAATAAGTTGTCTGGGGTCGCTGCTTCTTCGACAGAAGTTGTGGAATCTACAGAATCCATTGCTGCCGGCACTGAAGCGGGCGCAGCTGGTGCTTTGAGTATGTCAGCGGCCTTGGGAATGATGATTCCAATTGCTTTAGCTATTGCAGCTGCTTTTGAGTTAATTAAATTTGCAGTAGATATTAATAAACAGACTACTGAGTTAGCTAGAAATTTAGGAAAATCGAACAAAGAGGCACGTGTACTACGTAAAGAAATGTCTGATATTTCAGTTAGTTCAGATAATGCACTAATGTCAATTAAAAATCAGACAGCTGCAATGGAGGCATTGGCTACTGAAGCAGGTACAAATAAAATTATAAGTAAAGATTTAATTGAAAATCAAGTAGTTCTTACAAATAATCTAGGATTAACAGCAGAAGCGGCAGCTAAATTAAATACTACATTTGTTTCTATGGGCAAATCAGTTGGCGGGGCAACTGATGAAATAATGGAAACTGTTGCACAGACTGAAAAAGCTACAGGAGCGTCTATTAATATGAAAGAAGTTCTGACAGAAATCTCTTCAGTTTCTGCAGAAGTTAGAGGCTCATTCCAAGGAAATGTAAAAGCATTAACTTTACAAGTTATTAAAGCTAAGGCATTAGGACTTACTTTAGATAAAATAGCTGAAATTGGTAAACAGTCGCTTGAAATTGAATCTAGTATTGGAAAGGAAATGGAAGCGCGAGTTCTTACCGGAAAAGCTTTAGACTTAAATGCATTTCGTTTAGCAGCTTTGAATAAAGACCAGGCCGGTATGCAAAAAGAATTAGTTAAACAGACCGGTTCATTTGCCGAGTTCAACAATCTAAATTCAATTGCACAGAATTCAATGGCAGAGGCATTCGGAATGACTGTATCAGAAATGGCTAATATGTTACAGAAGGGAGAGTTGATGAAGAAGTTAAATACAGATTTAACTAAAATATCATACGATGAGTTAGCTAACAGAGAAGATTTAACTGCTGATGAAAAGGAAAGGTTGAAAACTATGAAACTCAACGCAGACGTAACCGATAAAATGGCTAAGGCTGCAGAATCAATGAAAGAAATATTCGCGGGTATGGCAGACGCGCTGCAGCCTGCACTAGATATCTTTGCTTCGATGTTAAAACATACGACTGCAATAAGTACTATTATATATGGAATAGGAGGCTATATGGCTGGACAAATGTTAGTATCTGCAGGTAAATTAGTTGCTGCATTCATTACTCAGTCAATAGCAGCAGAGGCTACTGCGGCTGCTACGACAACAACTTCAATTATGTCAACAATGGGAGCCGCAGCTGCGCTTATACCTATTGCTTTAGCAGGTGTTGCTGCGCTATACGGCGCTTTTAAATCTACAGGAGACTTAGCAATGCCAGCGTCCGGAGGCCCTATAGTAGCAAATCCTAGAGAAGGGACTATATTCCAAGGAACTGCAAATGATGAAGTTGCAATGGCTCCTGGAATTTTAGGTCAGTTATCAAATTCAAACAGTGCTGGCAAAGAAATTTCTGTAAATTCAGTATCAGCGGACAATTCTGAATTAGTATCGCTGTTGAAACAGTTAATAGCAAAAGTCGATCAGCCAGTACAAATTGTAGTTGGAAATAAAGTTATAGACGAATTAGATACTCATATATCATTAAGAAAAACATACAATACAAAAGTTGACCATGGATATGGTGTGTTCGGATAAAATTTAAAGTACTCCTCTTTTATGGGGAGTATTTTCATGACTGTTTGAGTCTTTATTTTACATTTTTCTTAGATTGATAATTATTAATATATGGCTTTAGTAGATTTAAAATCCAATCTGTCTTGGTATGACACTCCACCAGCAGTAAATTACTTCCCAGATGAAAACTCAGGAGCAAAAGGATTTACTGATAATATGTATAAAAATGGAAGTAAGAAGCCATCTCAATTTACTGTAGATGCCGACGCATTAAAAGTTCCTAGGACAAATTCAAAATATCCAGAGTTTACAGGAGACGGTACATTGAAAAATCAATTAGGTTTAGGTTCTCCATTTCGGTATTTAAAGAATGGAGCGTTTTCTACAAAAGTATTTTCAAATGCAGGAACTAATTCTAAAAATACATACGAATCCTCTATTGTTAATGGACAAAGTCATTTACTAGTAAAAGCAACAGAACAAAATTCCCCTTCAGCTATTGATGAAGAATATAAGAAACATAACCTACGAAATGAATCTTATAATCCAACATACATGGCACAACCTTTCATTTTGAGAGGTATACAACGTAAAGGAGAAGAAAAGCCTCAATATTGGGGTTTTGGTTCAAAGCCAGGGTTTGATGATGGATTGATTAGAGGCGGAGCTGTTACAGTGGCAGACAGAATTGTTGCTGATACAGAAAGAATTGCAAAGTTCATGGCATCGCCTAAAGGTCTGTTATGGGTAGTTAAACAAATTGGCCTAGGATTGACCAATCCAAAAGTA